CGATGCACAGTTTGCAGGATCTTCTTCTGTTCCGGCTCATGTGGAGATGATGGGGCTGATTGGCGCAGGGAATAATCCTATGGTTGGTATGACTGTTGCTGTAGCTGTATCCTTAGAGGAAGCGGCAAACGAAGGGAAGTTTTAAAGAATCCAGTGAAATACAGGACTTGATACGATGTCAAAAGTCGTACCAAGTCCTGATTTTTTATCAGCAGGAAACAGGTAGGTAACAGGTAGGTAACAAGCGTAGGTAACAAATCGTTTGCTTTGCCTATTTTTTGATTTTAAGTATCTCAGCCTGCAATTGCTCCATGGTTCTATGGGTATAAGTTCTTTCTGTGATGTCAGTTATCGTATGACCTACTATAATTTTTAAGATATATTCATCCAAGTCGTAGGCTTTAGCTTTAGTGATGAACGTGTGTCTGCATTCATGTGGGTGGTGGTCCATTTTCAAGCGATTCATAGCTTTGATAAATCTCCCCCGATATTTATCGTAGGTCATGGAGGTTCCCTGCTGACCGTTTTCATCATTGAAGAGATACTCTCTTGACACATCATAACGTTTTTCAATGAGTGGACGGATAAGAGGGTGAATAGGAACAAATCTGTTTTTTCCTGCCCGTGTTTTCAAACCGCCAAACATAGTATTTGCAGAAAGGTCGATATTGGCATTTTTTAAAGTAGCCAATTCTTGTGGTCTCCATCCAGAATAAATATCTATCAGTATCATATCTACAAAAGGTACTTCATCAACATTATCCCACAGAATTTTAATTTCTTCATCGGAAAAAGGAATGTTTTCTTTTTTATTTTCTTCTTTTAGTTCAGCAACAGAATCATCAAGACTGAACATGCGAGCATAATTTTTTTCGGCTGCCTCATGCTCACATGCATAATCAAATAGAAGATTGAACATAGACTTCATTCGTTCCTTTGTAGAAGGTGATGCCAGTATCTTTTGGCCTTTCTTCTTTCCTGTTGAACCTATAATGTAACCATCGTTAATACAACCCTTAAGATGATATATACGAATATCCTTTACCTTCATTCTTTCTATGATAGAACAGTATCGCCATGCTGCAGCTATAGTACGTGTTGCAGACTCTGATATAGATTTAAAATACTCCTCTGTCCATAATTCGTAAAGTTCCTTTAAGGTTATTGAATCAGTTTTTATATCGTATGGATTTTGATTGTAATTTGCCAGTGCGTTTATGGCTTCTTGTTTAGTTGCATAAGTACCAAGTAATGGGCGCTCCTGTATCATTTTATCCTGTTCGGGATTGTATATCCAGCCTTTTGTAATTCTGACAGCCCAAGGTTTCCGGCGCTTACCAGAAAGCTTGACAACGCTGCCATATCCGTTTGGTAGCTTCAAGTTAACACCTCATTTGCGGTATATTTATTTTTACGCATAATCTTAAAACAGTATTCAGTTAATTATTTTGCAGAAAGCATATTATTAAACTGTATCTGCCATTCAAGTATTTTTGTGAAGTAGAATTGATATTCTTCTCCTGCATAGGTAGAAACTACTAAAGTCTTACTTAGCAGACGTTTCTTTTCCGAAACACCTTTGATACTGCTAATCGGGATATCAAAATCATAATCCCCTTGTGTGAGATTTACCAGTAAACCCATGATAGCGATTTTAGCCAGACTGTGCTTTGAGTATATAAACCTTTGATTGGTAAGTATCGCATGACCATTTTCCACAAATGCGCCTTTAATGTGGTTGCATACGCCTTGAATGATAATTTTTTCTTCCATCGGTGATCCTCCTAGTTCTGATGAGGTAATGGTAGGGATAATCCGTTGGACGCTCCGGTGGAAAGTCCGTGGAAAATCCGCTGTAACCAGTACCATTACCAGTACCATTACCAGTACCATTACCTTAAAAAGAATATAAATACAGTGTGAAAATTTAATTCAGAACGGACGTTCGGGGGGGGGGGGTAGAGCTTAACTGTAAATTTTCTACAGTGCTTTGTAGGTCTTCGTATGTAGTTTTTGTTGGTTTTAAAGAAAGCAGAGAACTTAAAGTAATGCTTTTTTGATTGCTGCATTTTTCATCCAGGATATATGTAGGCAGCACATAGAACTCCCAGTTTTCTAACTGCAACGGAGATTCATTGCGGTCCTTGCTTGCATACAAGCAGAATACATATAAATCAGACCAGCGTTTCGATTCCTCGCTATAATCGTTTTCAGCATCCCACGCATACGCAGGGCGTATACTGAATTGTATTCTGGACAGTCTCTCTACATTCCAGCTTTGAAGATAAGCAGAGCATTTTACTTCAATCCTTCGGCCTGACTTTGTTTTCAGGTCAAAAGCGGTCCAGTCTTCCCGGCATTCATTGGTATCTAACCCGATAGCGGAAGCAACGACAAATTCTGCTAAAGCACCACGAAGGGTATTGTTCAGCAGGTCAGAAGAGTTCCAGGCCCAGAAATCGTTAAGTAGCATCCCTACCGGCATTCCGTCATAGGTGAAATGTTCATTTCCAGTTAAAGTTTGCATTTTCACACCTCCAATCTTTGAAAAAATAAAAGTGGCAAAATGATTTGCCATCGTTTCTTGCTTTGCCAGAGGAATGGTAATTTCCCAATCTGGCGATATATGACCATAATAGATATGACCTATCTCATGTAGCACATGGTAAAATATCTCTGTCAGCGGCAGTTTATCGTTATATGCAATCACATATGAATGTAATTTATAGCTGAAGAAAACAAAAGCGTTATAACTGAACTTGCTTTTAAGATTCTCCAAGGACAAATCCAATTTAGATGATATGTTCCTATACGGCGTGAGATGCAAGTCGTAATCTATTTGTCCTCGAATTTTTTTACAGCTTCTTGCCGGACAGGAGAATCTTTTTGGTTCCACTTGTCTTGACCGGAAGCAGCTATCTTAATAGTTGAATCATGGTATTTATCCAGAACTGCCCATACAACCTTAAGGTCACTCTCCGTTGCCTTGCTGTAGCAAGAAATAAGGTTCTCTATTTCCTCGGTAAATGATTGACGGTTGGGAATGGAAGTAAGGCCAAGGAGATAGTCCGTGCTTACGTTCAGGGCATTTGCTATGGATGCTACCAAATCGACTCGTGGCATACGGTCACTATTAGTCAGGTATCTGGATATAGTGGCTTCGGTTGTATGTGCCATTTCTGCTAATGCCCTTTGCGTAATGCCTCGCTGCTGTAGCAGGTTGTATAGTATATTTGAAAAATTCTGCATTATATCACCTCTGATTATAGAATAGGTATAGGATACCTCAAACTTACCGAATAGTAAATATAACTTACAAAAAATATAATATTCTTATTGACAATTACCAATAGGTAAGTTAGAATGACAATATAAAAATTAATAAAGGAGGAGTTAAAATGGATACAAAAAGGCTTCGGGAACTTCGAGCCGGAAGACGTGTCTCTCTTGATGAACTGGGTAATGTTATCGGAAAATCTAAAGTTTCCTACAGCAAAAAAGAGAGAGGGGAAGTTAAGTTCCTTCCGGATGAAATCATAGCCTTATCTAATTTTTACAATTTAAGCATGGAGGAAACAAATTATATTTTTTTTGACGGGAACTTACCAAATGGTAAGTAATGTCTCACTTCCATGAGGTTATTATAACCGGAAAGGAGAGTAAAGGACATGGAGAGTGGTTGTATAAATACAGGTTACAGTATCTACTTTCAATGTAGGAAAACAGCGGCAAAGTACAATGAGAAGCTGGAAAGCAGGGAAGGTGCGGCTGAATACCTCGGAATATCAGTTTCTTCTTTAGCAAATTACGAGTTAGGAATTACAAAAGTAGTACCGGTAGATGTAGTCATGAGGATGGCCGACTTATACAATGCGCCACAATTAAAAAACCTGTATTGCAAGAATGAATGTCCATTGGGAAAGGAACAGTCACTAGCTGTTGAAGTAAAAAGTTTGGAAGCGGTGACAGTGAAGATAGTCTCGAATTTGGATAGCGGATTAATTGGGGAAATGAAAAAACGGTTGCTGCAAATTGCAGAAGATGGGCAGTTATCTTCAGAAGAGGAAGAAAAAGATTTTCGTAAAATTGTGCAGGTATTAGATAAACTGGCAATTACAATCAGTGAATTGAAGTTGCTGGAAAAAAAGCTATTGAGTAAAGGTTGTGATGAAATTGGATGCTAAGAAAACAGAAGAATACCATACTGTAAGGAAAGCAGTAGGCTTTATTTATTACAGAGAGGATGATTAACATGTGTAGTATTTGTTTACAAAATCCGTGTGCGAGCAGATGTCCGAATGCATCGGAGCCGAAACCAGTTGAATGCTGTGTACTTTGCGGAGAAGGAATTTATGAAGGTGGCAAGTATTTTGAAAGTAATGAAGGGCCGGTATGCAAGGAATGCATGGAAGAAAAAAGCTATGAAGAGATTCTAGATATATTTGGTGAAAGCATGAAGACGGCATAGGAGGATAGGATGTTCAACAAAGAGAGTGGCATTCCGGAGTTTCCGGAATTGCAGTTTGAAGAAAGCAGACACATTTATACGCTTAACGGCCAGATACTCCCAAGTGTGACTACTGTAATGAGGCCGTTGAATGAGGCGTTATATAGGGGAATAGATGAAGAGGTTATGAGATTGGCAGCGGCAAGGGGAACGGCAATACATAACGCTGTTGAAAACTATGTATTGTACGGAGTGGAAGACATTGAGTCAATCCACAGGGGATATTTTGATGGATTCCTGAAATGGTGGGATGATTACAAGCCGGAGCCAATGGCAACAGAAAGCAGGATGTATCATAAATTCCTTCGATACGCTGGAACCGCTGACCTGCCTTGCATGATTAATAGCAGGAAAGTCTTGATAGATTACAAAACTTCGGCAGTAGTGAATGAAATGTTGACCGGAGTACAGTTAGAGGGATACGCAAAAGCGTATGAAAGCCATGGATTCAGATTTGATGAAAAGGCGATTGTCCATTTAAAGAATGATGGTTCCTATAAGATGATTAAATATAAAGCAATTGATATTGAAAACTGGCAAGTGTTTAGTTCTCTGATGATTGTCTGGAACCATATTCAAAAATATAAGTAGGAGGCAAAGCATGGAACAGAAAAAAATGTTACTGGTGGAAATGGATGAAAAGGGGATTCATACAAAAGTTACCGGAGTTCCGGTTGACATTATGTGTATGGCAACTGAAGCATTAAAGGCCAGCAAAGAAGCCCTTGAAAAACATCCGGCTATCTGCCCTAAAATGTCAGTGAAGCTCATGGATAACGTAGTAGATACTTACCAGACAGAAGCTCACTATGGTAAAGAAGTGGCAGAGTTTAAGGCATTCTTAAAATGTTTGAACTTAAGTTAGGAGGAAAATAATGAGCAAAGAAGTAACGGAATCAGTAGTAGCAACAGTAGAATTGCCACAAGGGGCTGAGAAAGAAGCGGTGATTCAGGAAGAGGTCAGCTTGGTAGAGGTCCAGGTAAAAGAAATGGTTATCTCTAATGATGTGGAATACGAACAGGCGGCAAAGCTTGGCAAACAGATTAAGGCCAAAGCGAAAGTGGTAACTGACTTTTTTGAACCGATGAAGACTACAGCTTATCAAGCACACCGGGCAGTGTGCGAGAGGGAGAAAACGATGCTGAAACCTCTTCAGGATGCGGAAAAGACATTGAAAAAAAGCATGTCCACATACCATCAGGAACAGGAACATAAGCGGAGAGAGCTGGAAGAAAAGTTACGCAGGGAGGCTGAAGCGGAAAAAGAACGTAAGCTGAATGAAGCGATTGCATTAGAAGCGGCTGGAAAGATAGAGGAAGCAGAAGCAGCCATGTTTGATGCACAGGTTACGGAAAGTGTTGCTGGAAAAACAGTAGTGGTAATGAGTACACCAAAAGTCAGCGGCGTGAGCAATAGCAAGGATTGGGAAATCGAAAGCATTGACAAGGAGAAAGTTCCGGTAAATTTTTCGGGAGTAGAAATCAGACCAGTAGATGAAAAAGCGGTCATGAGGTTAATCAAGGCTTCAAAAGGAACCATCAAGATACCAGGCATCAAGTATAAAGAAACCGTGAAAATGAGCATAAGGAGGTAGTTATCATGACAGAGAAGAAGTCGGAACTTATGGTTGTTGATTACGATACCGCCCTCGGACACATCAGATTGACAACAGAAGACGTAAAGAATTATCTGGTAAGCGGTACGTCACAGGTGACAGATAAAGAAATTAAATTGTTTATGGAGCTTTGTAAATATCAGAAATTGAATCCGTTTACAGGTGAGGCTTATGCAATTAAATTTGGTAATGAATTTCAAATGGTAGTGGGATATGAGACTTACAAGAGAAGAGCGGAAGAGAATCCGACATACCGTGGAAGAAAATCAGGAATCGTTGTACTTCGGGGAGAAAATGTAGTCCAGAAAGAGGGTACATGCGTATATCCTTCAGAAATACTTCTTGGTGGATGGTGCAGGGTTTTTGTTCAGCGGCCAGAATTTAAAGATGAAATGTACAAAGAAGTTGGTTTATCTGAATATCGGAAGATGAAAGACGGAAAGCCTTCAGCTAATTGGGCAACAAAGCCAGCTACCATGATAGAAAAGGTTGCTGTTTCCCAAGCATTAAGAGCAGCCTTTCCTACGGATTATCAAGGATTGTATACAGCAGAAGAGTTCGGGCAGGATGGAAAGTTGACAGAAGAATTTGTAAATGCGGAGGTAGTTGAGGAAGCTGGTGATTCAGGAGCGGGTTCAGTTATTATCAATCAGGAGCAGAGGCAAGAGTTTTTGAAGATGGCAACAGATTTCTATGGAAAAAAGAAGGGCAATGCAGTTATCAACTATATCTGCCAGCAAATAGGACTTGAATCCACAACAAATATGACAGTGAGCCAGTTTGAAAGAGCTATGGAAATGCTGGAACATGGCATAGAGGTAGATAAGAAAAAGATGGAACAACCGGCTGAAAAGAGTGAAGTTCCGGATGCAGAAAAGAAGTAATATTCCCTGGCGGTGGGCGAAAGTCTACCGCCGAAATAAAGGTGGTGATTTTGTTGGCATGGATTAGCGTTCATGACCATGTTATCGGAGGGAAGTTGCGAGAGCTATCAAAAACGCTCGGTTGTTCGCAGAAAGAAGCACTCGGTATTCTGGTATCACTTTGGATATGGGGAATCAATAACGCTGATAAAAATGGAAAATTAAAAAGTTGTGATAGGAACGATATAGCTGAAGTTTTATCCATTGGGATTAGTGACGGCTTGAATCCTGAAAACATCGTCATGGGCCTGATTGAACAGAAATGGATTGATGAAGAGGAAGACGGCACACTTTACCTGCATGATTGGGATGTCTGGCAAGAGCAATGGTATAAATTCCTTAGTGCGAAAGAATATGATGCAAAGCGGAAGAGAGAGGCCAGGGCAAGGAAAAAAGCGGAAGCCCAAGAGGATGAAGAACCACTGGAAGAGAAAAAAGATGACATTCCACTGGAAAGTCCATCGGAGAGTCCAGAGGATAGTCCAGAGGATAGTCCGCCGGATAAAAAGAATAACCCCTATTCAAAGGATTTTGAAATATTTTGGAGGGAGTATCCAAATAAAGTCGGAAAGGGCGAGGCATATAAGAAGTACAAGGCAAGGTTGAATGATGGATGGAGTGAGTTAGAACTGCTGGAGGCAGCCAAGAATTACGCAAGTAAAGTAGTGAGGGAACGGACAGACAAGCAGTACATCAAACACGCCAAGACGTTTTTGTCTGATTCCACACCATTCACGGATTATTTGCCACAGGAAAGTTCAAATGAAAGTGAACCTGCCGGAGAGCAAAAATCAAATCCATTTGCACAGTGGAAGGAGTAGATACGATGGTCGGAAACTTAACACAGGATATATTAGAAAAGCTGGCAAACGTATCATATGCTGAAGACGGTGACTATACAGGTGATGAAGGGCTTCTTTATTGCGGCAAGTGCAACACAAGGAAAGAAAGGGAAATAGTATGGCCTGATAAAACGATTCGGAAAGTTGGCGTGATGTGCAGGTGCAGGAAAAAAGAAAATGAATCAACCAATGCACGTATGCAGAAAGATGAAGAAATGCGCAACCTACGTTTGGCCAGAATCAGTAGCATGATGGATAATTCTTTTCATTCATCTACTTTTGATAATTACATTAAGAATAAGTTGAATGAAAAGCATTGGAACAATGCAATGAATTATTGCCGGGAATTTAAGGCGATGTACGAGAGGAATCAAGGCTTACTGCTTTATGGCAGTGTTGGAACCGGAAAGAGTTATACAGCCGCCTGTATTGCAAATTACCTACTGAACCATAACGTGTCTGTGGTAATGACATCTTTTGTCCGCATATTGCAGGAAATGCAGGGGTTCGACCGGGAAAAAGAAGAAGCATTCAGCAGTAAGCTAAGCAGCGTAAAATTGCTCGTTATTGATGACCTTGGAGCAGAACGCAATACGGATTATGCATTGGAAAAGGTGTACGGAATTGTTGACAACAGGTATAGGGCTAAAAAGCCGCTGATACTAACAACCAACCTGACGTTGGAACAGATGCAGGCGGCAAGTGATATCCGCTATGAACGTATCTATGACAGGATATTTGAAATGTGCTTTCCTATAGAGTTCACCGGAATATCTTGGAGAAAGAGGGAAGCGGCACAACGGTATGAAGAAACCAAAAAATTGTTGGAGGGATAGAATGGACAGTAATTGCATTGGAGTGAACATTAAAAGAATCCGGGAAGAAAAGAGATTATCCCAAAGTAAAGTAGGGGAGCTGATTGGAAAAAGTGAGAGTACAATAGGCAACTACGAAAACGGCATAATTGACATTCCGTGTTCGGCATTATTGAAGCTGGCAGAAGCACTGGAATGTGAGCCGGAAGTGTTCCTTGGGGCAAAAGTGGATGATTTCAACCCGATTGCAGAGTTACGGATATATACGCAGGAAGACAGGCAGAATGTAGCTGGTATCTTAGTGAAGAACGGATATACAGTCAGGCAGATTAAAGTGCCGAGGGAAAAAGGCAAGAGTAATTACCTTTGTCTTCAGGTGAAGATGGAAGATTCAAATTTAGAAAGCCAGTAAGGAGTGGTAAAGATGCAGGAAGTGAAATTTGTAGTTCTGGGTGAGCCACAAGGGAAAGGAAGACCGAGGTTTGTTGCCAGATATAATCCAGCAACCAAGAAATCATTTGGTCAGGCACATACGCCAGAAAAGACTATTGTGTATGAAAATCTTGTAAAGTCGGAATATTGCAGACAGTGCGAAGATTATAAGTTTCCGGATGACGCAATGCTGGATATGAGAATTATGGCCTTTTATTCTATTGCACAAAGCAAGAGCAAAAAACAGAAAGAAGCCATGCGAAACCATAAAGTGCGGCCAGTCAAGAAGCCCGATGCTGATAACATCATTAAGGTTATAGCGGACAGTTTAAACCAAGTAGCTTATCGGGATGATGCACAGATTGTAGACACGATGTTCAGGAAGTATTATTCAGACCAGCCACGCATTGAAGTAACAATTAAAGTTGCAGGAGGTGAAAAGCAGTGAGGAAATGCAAAGGGCGGTACACAAAATATGATGAAGAGCTAAGAAAATTCGTTAATGTTCCGTTTGAAGAAGGATTGTTTCATCAATGGGGTAATGATTACAACGAATATGAAAGCGGTCCGGCAAATTATACGGTAGGCATAGTGGAACTGCCGAATGGAAAAGTGGTAATGCCGATAGCAGGTTTTATTCAATTCACAAGTTAAGGAGGACAATATGAGCAGAGAAGAAATGATACAAAGGTATGAAGAATTGCTGGAAGGGGTATCCAGAGAGGGAATCGACAGACTAATGGACTTTATAAGGAAAAGTGATTTCTACACAGCACCGGCATCTATCCGGTTCCATGGGGATTACGAGGGAGGCTTGTTGGAACATAGCTTGAATGTTTATGAGCGGTTAGTGGATAAAGAACATAATCCTATCTGGGATGGAGTATTTCAAAGGATTGATGTTGATAGCTTTGTTGTTGTGGCTTTGCTGCATGATATCTGCAAGACATATTTCTATGGTAAGGAAATAAAGAACCAGAAAACCTATGATGAAGAAAAGGTAAGGAATGCAGAAAGATGGCAGGTGAAGCATGATAACAATGGTGATTTTATCTGGGAAACGGTTCCGGTGTATGTGGTAGACGATAAGATTCCTTATGGTCATGGCGAAAAATCAGTGATGATGATTGAGGAATACATTAGGTTGAAACCAGTTGAGAGGTATGCGATTCGTTGGCACATGGGACCGTATAGCGGACAGCAGGACTGGAACACCTTTTCGGCAGCTATCACAAAATATCCGTTAACGCTGGCATTATTTGAAGCAGACATGGAAGCAACATATATCATTGAAAACAAGGAGGAGAAGTAAAATGGCAAAAACAGAGGTATTTACATGCGACATCTGTAAACAAAGCAAAAGCGCAGGAGATTTGGCAAAGATAACCATTAAATCAGATGGTATTAGAATGAAAGATGTAGGTTATGGCGGCTTACAGATTGATATTTGCCCCGTTTGTCTCAAAAGAAAGGGATTTGTTGTAGAGCATAAAAATGATGAAGAATTAAAGGAAGCACAGAAACAGAATAAAGCAACCCTTGAAGACAAGATTTATGAGATTCTTGAAGATATGGGCGTAGCTTTTTGCGAATAAACCAGGAGGAAAAGCAAGATGGAAGATTTCAGAGAGCTGAAAGTGGAAGCGGATACCTTTGATAAGATGAGGGCAGATACCAACTTTATCTTACAGAGGGCTTTGGGAATGATGAAGGAAAAGGACAGCATGGAAGGAAAAGTAACCATAAACCTTGATATTAAGCTGGTGCCAGAGTTTATTCCAAACTTCGATGAAGAAATTGAAGGAGAAACCAGAAGGATATTGAAACCACAATTTGCCCATAAAGTTACCTCTGCTATCAATATCAAGAATGAGAAAAAAGGCAACTTTGACAGCGAAATGGAAATGGTGTGGGATGAAGATGAACAGGCTTATGTCTTGAAATATATCAATAATACAGCACAACGCTCCATATTTGATGATGATATCCGGGAACAGTGGAATCAGGATGGCAATAATGCAAATGTAATCGAAACAAGCGAAGAAGGTGATTTCATGAATGTTCCGCTTATTGAAGGAGAAGTTGCTGATGAAACTGCATTGCCTGGACCAGTAGTTGATTATCCAGAAGATGATGGATATGGATACGAGGATGTAGTATAAGAATCTCTTGGGCGGTCTGAGACAGAAATCAATGCCGCCCAGAAAAAAAGGTAGCATAAAACAGGCATACAGAGGTTTTAAAAGCCTTATGAAATAAATTCATCGGTGGGAAGTATAAAACGGAACCAGAGGATAACACAAAGCTACATAAGGCATTGGAATATAAGCAGAAAATCAAAGGAGAGTTAGCATGAAAAATAGGATGCAAAGTTTTGTGGACAGAGGAAATATCCTGTTAAGCAAGGGAAAGACGGAAGATGCTATGAAGTTAATTGCCAACGGTCTTCAGTATTACACTAATAGAATCATAAAAGGTGTATCACCATATTCAAAAGCAGATGCAGGGTTACTGGTTATTGTTCTTCGACATTTAGCAGATCAGATTGAGAAAAAGAATGAGGGTGCAAAAGAATTTGCAGATGGAATGTCAAAATGCTTAGTATTTCCTGAGTTGGAAGAGGTGGAACGGATAGAAAAAGCGAACAGACATTGAGGTGGGAATGAATGTATGAATATGCAGATATAACAGCATATAAACCAGACAGAAACGGTACTCATTTGCAGATTTTCATTCCAGAAAGAAACTTAGAAGAATCTATTCTGAAGAAGAGAATTAAGGATTGTATGGTTTGGCTGGATGATGGCAGACATATAAGTGCAGAACAGAGGAAGAAGACATATGCAACCATCAATGACATAGCCGATTTTACCGGATATCTCCCGGAAGAAATGAAAGAGCGGCTGAAATACGAACATATCTTACGGACTGGATGTAAATATTTTTCGCTGTCAGACTGCACGATGGATACAGCCAGAGCTTTCATCAATACTATATTGGACTTGGCATTAGAAATGGGGATACCGTTACTGGATTTTGGCAGCAACAGGACAGATGATATTGGACATTACCTATATGCTTGTTTGAAGAATGGTAAATGTGCTGTTTGTGGAAGGTGGGGTGAAACACATCATGTGGATGCTATTGGAATGGGAAACGACCGCAGGGAAGTGGATGATTCAGACAGCAGGAAGATTTGCCTTTGCAGAATACATCATACAGAAGCACACACCATAGGAATGGAGCGATTTGAGGAACGGTACAAGGTTTATGGAATCAAGTATACAATAAATTAAAATGTATCACTTAAGGAGGTATGAAATGAGAGACATCGCTAAAGAAGCCATAAAAGAATTTTGGGACTTTGTAACAGATAATGGGTTGACAGTTGTTGATAGTAAAGATGACTTTTGCGTATATCTGGAACCGGGAGACTTAGAATATTTTGCAGATTTGTATGTGCAAGATTTTGAACAGCGTAAAAAGGCAATAATCTGTCCTAACGGTGACATTTACGTGATGGTTATAGATGGGATTCTTAACGGATACGGTATTTCTGTGGAGCAAGTAAAAGAACTGATGCCGAAAAGTTTTAAATTTGGATGAACTAAACTATAATTTACCGGCCAGACCGGAGAAAGGAATAAAGTATGGATAGCAGGATAATTAAAATCGCTGAGACATATGGATATGAACCACAAGCATTAATGCTGATTGAAGAAATGTCAGAGCTGACCAAGGCGATATGCAAAATGAACAGAGTGGAGAACCGGGCAAAACGAGGTCCGGTGAAAGCATCTGAATGTGAGGAAGTTTTTGAAAACCTCATTGATGAAATAGCAGATGTACAAATTATGCTTTTACAGATGCAACATATCATGAAATTGCCAGATGAAAGTCTGAAGGAGCGAATGAACAAAAAACTTGACAGGCAGATAAACCGCATAAATAGAATATAGCAGTTTTGCCAGCAGGAGGTGAAAAGATTGAGTAACACATATAACCAATTTGGAACTTGCAGGATATGCCGTGCAAGAATCATGTGGGTGAAAACTAAGGCAGGAAAGAATATGCCAGTAAATCCAGAGTTTGTAGATTACAAAGCGGTATCAGGAGGAAAAGAAAGGATTGTTACCCCGGACGGAGAGGTTGTAGTAGGGGAAAAAACGAATCCAGAAGATGCAGACGGACACGGATACATTTCTCACTTTGCAACCTGTACAGGAAGATAAAAGAAAAGCTACCCGTTTCCACAGGCAGCCCTCCAATATTCTCCGTAAGCATATTGTAGCAGATATGCTTGAATATGTAAATATCAAAAGGAGGATTGCTGATGGGAAAGCAAAAGCAGGTTATATCAAAGGAATTGTTGGAAATGATTACGGAAAAAGCAGCTACAGTGGCTACAAAGAAAGCGGTAGAAGTAGCAATCAATACTTATAACCAGCAGAAAGCAATAGAGGAAAAGGAGAAGTTCGACAGGAGATTGAGTAACACAAGACTGTTATTGGAACATTACAGGGATTTCTCCGATTACGGCGATAAAGCTATTTACCGTATCTATGAAAAGCTGGATGAAGATGTAACGGATATCGTTGAAATGATGGAAGGGAGAAGATACGATAAGGATACAAGGATAGAGAGTATAGAAAAGGGAGTAATGAGAACCAAGATAATTATGAACCATGTTAATACCATGTTGAAAGTCTACAAGCAAGGTTGTGATAAATCACCAAATCCGGAGGATAGAAGAAGATATAGGGTGATTGAAGGGCTGTATCTCAAAAAAGTGCCCGAATCGGTACAGGAAATTGCAGAAAAGGAACAGATTGCAGAGCGTACCGTATACAAAGACGTTACAACAGCTTGCAAGCGTCTTACCGCTCTTATCTTTGGGATTGATGGGTTTCAACGCTAAAATTCAACCATGGGGCAGTCGCAGGGCAAAAAGAGGGCATTGACAGGGCGACTTACCGTATGGTAATATGTAGCCTATGAACGTCTGATATGTCATACCATAAAAAAGAGCGCATATGCTCAATTTCCGTTTGACACCAGAGGTGGGTTTGCTAGAATGATGATATAGCAAATTACCAAACGGAAAGGGTGGTGTTGGTGGTCAGAAAAAGCGATATAGTAAGAAGCCTAGTAAAAGAGCAGCAATACAAGAATGCATTGCAGATTGCTAAAGACTTCAGGCTTGGTATAACGCCGGAACAATCTTCAAAGATGAAGAAAGCGTATGAGTGCATGGTTCATGAAAGGTTCTACCTCTCCCTGGGTGAAAACATACAGGCAAGGATAGATGAAGGCATCGAAACGATAGTCAGCATCTACGGAAGGGAGAAAGAAGAGCATGGCAAAGTTGTACACAAGTAGGTTTAGCAACAAGGAATTGGAGTCAGAAAAGTATACCGTTGTCGGAGTGGTAAGAAGTATGCCGAGGTTTCCGGTAAAGTATATGATATCCGGTAACATAACGCAGATTGCACCTCCGGGCTATCTTTGGAATGAGAATGACAGGGATAGATTCAAAGCTCCATATTACAGACATTTAGAAAAAGCAGGTTATCCACTCATAGGGGCAATCATCAGAACCTATTTGGAAAATGGGAAAGATGTAGTGCTTTGTTGCTATGAGGACGTAAGGAAACCTAATGAATGGTGTCATAGATTGGTATTTGCTGAATGGTGGTATGAAAAAACTGGACAGAAGATTGATGAATTGCCAGACCCATCAGAAATTAAGGGAGTTAAGAAAACAGCAGATACAAAGCGTGAGGAATTAAAAACGGAACCAGAATACGAACAGTTGTCCTTTATGAATGACTTATATCGTTCCATGTATCCTCACTATACAACATAACCGCCAATGGCTCAGTGGTAGAGCAACAGACTCTTAATCTGTAGGTCGCAGTGTTCGACTCCTGCTTGGCGGACCAAAAACAAGGCTCAGTATCTTCGGATGCTGAGCTATAATTTATTATAAAAATAATAAAAAAAGGTTTGACACCAGAGGTGGGTAATTTAAGATGATGACAAGATAAATAAAACAAATTCACCAGATGGAGGTAACAGGAAATGGCTCACTTAGAAAAAGCTGAAGATAAAATATTTAATAGAATTTTTGTTGGAACAAAGGAAGTTATGAATAAGGACTATCGTATGATTGAAAGGAAAGTAACATGTATCCTTGATAAAAATTGTGTAAGATATGTGGTTGTTGAAAATGGAAAGCAGATTTCCAGAAGAGAATTTGCGAATGGCAAAGAAGAGCTTTGCTTCAAAAATGCTACGAAAGCATTAAATAAATAAGCAGATTGTATTAACAAATTGCCTTGCTCAAACCAAATATGGGCGGGGCTTTTTTAATGCTTGGGAAGTTTTACAGCCAAATTCAGAGGCTTTACCGTTACAGGCAATAAATAACAAAGCAAAGAAAGAAGGTGATGAATATGCCGCAATTCCAGAATCCAGGAGCGTTCTTTCTGGGAACCTTAGTACCATCAGAACAACGATTCTTGAAAGTATTGTTAGAGAACGCCAGAAAGAACGGATATACGAAGCTGGTAGAGCCGTGTGCCGGAGCGTTTGCAATGTCGCACTTAGCTGTACAGTCAGGCTTTAAGCCTGAACAGATTGAAGCTTCAGATGTGTCTATGTTTACGTCCATTATGGGTTATGCCATTACTGGAAAATCTTTAGAGGAACTTGAAATACAGGCAAAAGGGTTTTCGCACGAAGAATTGCTTAATCCGGCTATAGCATTGTACGCATGGAAATATTTAAGCATGGTAAAGAATGCTGGAAAAGAATATTTCTATAATTTCATGATTGACTTAGAAGACAGAAGGGAAGAGCATATTAAGGCAATCGAAGAGCAGTTGCAAAGAGCCAAAGAATTGCTTGGAGGAATGAGTTACCGTGCATTGGATATGTGGGAACACATGGATGAAATCATAGATGATGAACAATGCATTGTGATAGCAAACCCTCCGACGTATACTACAGGATTTGAAAAGTATTACGATACCGGAGGGAGGATGACCTGGAAGGAGCCGGAGTACCAGATTTTTGACCCGAATACCGGATTGAAGCAATATATGGATATGTGCAAAGATGCAAAATGCCTTGTGCTTTGCTACGAAGAAAATGAGCCGGGGAAGACGGCTGGTACTCCGGTATTTGCCAGATATGGCGTTCGCAATGGAGTCAATGTATATCTGACATCAAACAGACCGGAAGAAGCTGCTGATTTAGCGAATGGCCGGAAGATTGCAAGACCGGGAGAAAGCAAGCTGGAACAATTGGATTGCTCCATGCTTCCGAGGGATTATGTGATTACGGAGAAAAGCAAGGTACAGTTATGTCAGATTGAAAGGGCTGAAGCGCAGTATTACCGTCAATTGTGGACTCATAACTTTGTTGGTTCATCAGCACCTATCAACATAGCGGTTTTGATAGATGGGAAGATAGCTGGTGTGTTCGGTGTAGATAAATCGGCATTAACCATGGGAGCGTTCGGTACACAGGTATCAGATGCTATTTTCTTGATGTATGGCATGACGGTTCCGCATCCGAATTACCGTCTGAACCGTCTGCTGACAATGCTGGCTCAGAACAAAGAATTTGTATTCAAGATATGCACTGACTTGGAAAAAGAAAAGGTCGGGCATCTGAAAACAGTTCAGATGACAAAGTATCCGGAGGCAAAAGAAATGCGTGGGATTATGAAACTCACGAAACGGATTCCAGATAAAAAGATGGGCTTCCGTCTGACTTATGAATCAGAACTGAAAGATCGCACAGAAAAGCAGACATTGGATGAATGGTTAAGGAGGGAAGAAAAGTGGAAGAAGGAAAGAGCGAAAGCAAAATCCGTTACGAACAAATAGCGGATATGGGTTCCGGTCTGATTATTGCAAAAGTTCCTGTTGAGTGCATCCGGGAACAGGATATAAATGCCAGAATCATGAAGAATGAAATGCAAAGGCAGCTCACTGACAATATCAAGAAAAGAGGTCAGTTAGAATCCCTGCCTTTATGTGCATTGACCGAAAACGGAAACAGAATCGAAATCATATCAGGGCATCACAGGATACGTTCCGGAAAAGATGCAGGAATGAAAGAGTTCTTTGTTGTACTGGATATAAGCGGACTGAACCGTTCTAAACTTGTAGCAAAGCAGATAGCCCACAATGCCATATCCGGATTTGATGACCAATCCACATTGAAAGAATTAGCAAAGATGATTGAGGATGTGGATGATATGATTGAAAGCTATGCCGGTAAAGATATTCTGGCAGAACCAGAAGCGGAATTGGAAAAGTATTTATCTCCAACTGTAGAGTTTGACTGGAAGAATATCACGTTTACCTTCCTGCCTCATCAGATAAAGGATACGGCAAAACTCATAGATGCTCTGGAAAATACGAAGCCGGATTTTCTGGGAGTAGCCGACATTGAACAGCATAAGCCATTGTTGGAAACGCTGTCAAAATACCAGCAGTTCTCCAACGTGAAGAATACAGGAGCCGCAATCCATGCAATGATAAAATGTACAGAGCAGATGTTTGAGGATATTGGATATTCGGGAGATGGAGAGTGGGAGCAGCTAACAAGTATCTTTGGCAGTAGCGCAGTACCGGCAGAAGCCGCAGAAGTTATCAAGGAGGCCGTAAAGAAAATGGTTGATGACGGTGTAGTAGGGCAGAAAAATAAGTGGCAAGCCATTGAATACCTAGCGGCAGATTATCTGGCTGGAAAGTAGGTGTAAAGCATGGCAGCACCGTTAAAATATAACCAGGCATATCATGATGATTGGGCATGGTCCTTGGCTATAAAAGGTGCTGACGATAATGAAATTGCTGAAGCATTTGGTATATCTGCCAGGACAGTTAATAGGTGGAAAAAGGACCATGAGAGTTTTGCACAGGCGTTGACAATGGGAAAAGATGCGGCAGATGCAAAAGTGGAAAGAAAATTGTATGAACGTGCAACTGGATATAAGTATGAGGAAGTTGAGACAGTCATGGAAATTGATGCTAATGGAAACAGGAAACCTGCAAAGGTAAAACGTGTGCAGAAAGAATGCCCACCGGATGTATTGGCACAGATGTACTGGCTGAACAACAGAAAATCCGTACAGTATAAAAGAAATCCTGAAAACTTTGTTAAGCCTGAAAGGATAGAAACAGAGGATGAAGTGGTGTTCTATCTGCCAGATAACGGAAGGGGTGAAAGTGGTGGGGAAGAATAAAATAATTATCAGGCCCCAACCCGGACCGCAGGAAAAGTTTTTATCCACATCGGCAGATATTTGTATTTATGGTGGAGCGGCAGGAGGTGGAAAGACATACGGCTTGTTACTGGAACCGCTCAGACATAAAAATAATCCGAATTTCGGTACTGTTATCTTCAGACGTAATTATACACAGGTTACTGCTGAAGGCGGCCTATGGGATTCTAGCAAGAAAGTATACAGACATGTCAGAGGTGCAATATCGCTAAAAACGCCAAAACTTCATTGGGAATTTTCCGAAGGTGGGAAAGTGACATTTGCACACTTAGGAAGTGACAGCGATTGTGAAAGCTGGCAAGGTACTCAGATAACAATGGTCGGATTTGACGAACTGACGCATTTTTCAAAGCATCAGTTTTTCTACATGTTATCACGTAACCGTTCGGATTCAGGTATTGCACCATATGTCAGAGCTACTTGTAATCCGGATGCAGATAGCTGGGTAGCTGAATTTATAGAATGGTGGATTGACCAAGAAACAGGATACCCGATACCGGAACGAAGTGGCAAGATACGTTATATGGTCCGTATCAATGATGAAATAACATGGGCTGATACAAAAGATGAACTTGTTGCAAAAGGCATAGATAGAGAAGACATAAAAAGCGTCACTTTCATTGCCAGTACCTTGCAGGATAATCAAATATTGCTAAAAGTAGACCCCGGATATCTTGCGAATCTGAAGGCGTTGCCGCTCGTGGAACGTGAACGCTTATTGTTTGGTAACTGGAAGATTAAACCAGCAGCAGGGTTGTTCTTTAAAAGAAGCCAAGTAGGTGAATTCCTTGAAGAAGTACCGAAAGATGTTGTTGTTTGGGCAAGAGGATGGGACCTTGCTGCCACATCTGAAGATGAAGACGGTGACCCAGCATATACGGCAGGGGTTTTAATTGGCAAACGGAGGAATGGAAGATATGTAGTAGCGAACGTAACGAATGTAAGATTAGCCGCTGGTGATGTAAGAAAACATGTTAAGAACACCTGCATCATGGACAGGAAGATATATAAACGTGTTGCCGAACGTCTGCCACAAGACCCAGGGCAAGCAGGGAAAGAACAGGCACAAAGTTACATCAAAATGCTTGCAGGATTTTACGTTAAAGCCATACCAGAGACAGGAAGTAAAGAAGCAAGGGCAGAGCCATTCGCAGCACAATGGCAACCTGGTAATGTAGATATTGTTATTGGTGATTGGAACGAAAGCTATCTTGCACAGCTTGAATCTTTTCCGGAAAGTAAATTTAAAGATATGGTTGATGCAAGCAGTTCAGCCTTTGCGGAGATTGAGAGTGGATATGCTACTTCACCACCGCCTGAAGGTCCTACAAAAGAAAGCTATTGGAAAGGGAGGTGATAAGGATGACAAGTATGGATGAAGTTGGCCGTATAGGTCAGAACCGATATGGTGGAACGTTTTATGAAGAATTTCTCCGGGAATTAAGAGGTAAAAAAGGCGTAGAGACATATAAGGAAATGTCAGAAAATGATGATACCATTGGAGCTATTATTTTTGCTATTGAAATGCTGATAAGACAGGTGACTTGGAATATAGAACCTTCCGGCGATACACCAAAAGATAGAGAATCTGCTGAATTTGTGGAACAATGTATGCATGATATGCAAGATACATGGACAGATACCATTAGTGAGGTATTATCGTTCTTGACATTTGGATGGTCCTATCATGAAATAGTGTACAAAAGACGAATGGGCAAAACGGGCAATCCCAAAACTAAAAGCAAATACAGTGATGGGCTGATAGGGTGGCGAAAACTTCCTATCCGTGCGCAGGAAACACTATATCAGTGGGAGTACGATAACGAGGATAATCTTATCGGAATGACACAGCTACCGCCTCCGGATTACGGCTTGATAACTATACCGATAGAAAAAGCAATGCTGTTCAGGACAAAAAGCCGGAAAGGAAATCCGGAAGGAAGAAGCATACTAAGAAATGCATACCGCTCCTGGTATTTCAAACGTAGGATTCAGGAAATAGAGGGGATTGGAATTGAGAGGGATTTGGCAGGTCTTCCAGTAATAACAGGACCTGAGGGTATGGATCTTTGGAATGCTGAAGACCCAGATGCAGTAAGAATCAGAACCGGGCTGGAAGCCATGGTTAGAAAGGTACGCAGGGATGAATCGGAAGGAGTTGTGCTTTCGCGTGGATACGATTTTCAGTTATTGAGTACAGGTGGAAGCAGACAGTTCGATACCAATGCAATCATAGACAGATACGATACGAGGATAGCAATGACAGTTCTAGCTGATTTTATTTTGTTGGGGCATCAGCAGGTGGGAAGTTTTGCACTTAGTTCCGATAAGACGGAATTATTTGCTATGGCGATAGGGTCATATTTGGATATCATATGTGAGACATTTAACAGCCAGGGAATCCCTGCATTGATTGACATTAACGGCTCGCATTTTGATGGGATTACCGATTACCCTACTCTGGAACACGGAGATATCGAACATGAGGATATACAGAAGCTGGCAGCATATATCAAAGATATGACAGGAATTGGTGTCTTAATACCTGACGATGGCTTGGAGGATTTCGTAAGAGAAACGGCAAACCTTCCTGACAGGACAGAAAATAGTCATGAAATATCAGAATTAAGAAGACAGCAGCAAAACCAGAATGAACCACCAGAATCACAAGTGACACCTGGCAGCGGTAAAGAAGGAGAACCCGAAGAATTACCTGATAAACAGATACAAGCGGCAAAGAAGCGGTTAGGAAGAGAATTGGAAATTGATTTAGCAACAAGAGAACAAAAGTTCCAAAATGCGGAGTATGCTGCACAACTCTATAAGAATAATCAGAGTAAAACATCAACAAAGAAGCAGTCAGGAAGGGGCGGTTAATATGGCGTTCCTCTTTAAGCAAAAGGCAGGAAAGAAGAAACTGAAAACACAGGCCAGTTTGGATGTTCTTGAAAGGCTGAATGGATATCTGGATGAAAATATTGCCGAGCCGGTGCAGTTCCTTGTTGATTTCTGGAAGGACCAGACAGAAGCAATCACCTACAAGGAGATTCGGCAAGCCATAATTGACGGTTATATGTCAGAAGAAACCCTTCGGTTGTGGGCACAGGATTATTCGATATTGGTTTCGGAGAGGATGTATCCGCTTTGGAATCAGTCTCTTGCGGCAGGTTCAATCAGCCAGCCTGTCATGGATAGGTTAGTCACATCATTTGCCTTTGACCTGAACACTCCGTCCGTTATGTCATGGATAAACGAAAGGGGAGCGCAATTTGTTACGGCAATAACAGCAGAACAGAAAGAAGCGATAAAAGTATTTTTTTCTGAATATGTGAATGGAACATACACCGTTGATGAACTATCAAGGGTAATACGTCCATGCATAGGGCTTAATAAGTCGCAATCAGAAGCCAATTTGCGCTACTACAACAATATCAAGGCAAAGCTGCAAAAAGAGCATCCTAAGATGAAACCAGAAAGTATTCGGAAGAAAGCAAGGGAAGCGGCTACTAAATATGCAGAAAGACAGCACAGGCAGAGAGCTTTTGATATAACACAGACAGAAATGGCGTTCGGATATAACAAAGGTGCTGACGAAGGAGTCCGACAGGCACAATCGCAGAACCTGCTTGGAGTCATGGAAAAACGTTGGAGTACATCTGGTGATGGAAGTGTATGCGCTGTTTGTGCGGCATTGGATGGTGTACAGATTGAAATGGATGAAGAGTTTGACTTTAAAGGGAAAGTTCTGTTTGCTGGGCATAAGCGCACCCCACCAGCCCATCCAAAATGTGCGTGCGGTGTACAGTACATTGAAATTTCTCCACCTATATTTACAGAGTAGAAAGGCGGTGATGTAGTGAAGAGTTTTGGAGAGATAACCGGATGTGTAACAAAACCACCGGATTCTGTTATCAAAACAGAAAAAAACGTAACAGAAACAGGAAAAGCCGTAACTAAAGCAGGAGAAAGTGGAAGCAAGCCAGCCGAAAATGTAATTAAGGGCAGCTTCAAGATACACAAATCCGATGATGATAAAATGCTAGCATTCGGCTGGGCAAATGTAGCAGTTACAGCAGATGGAAAACAGGTTACAGACCTTCAGGAAGACATTGTAGACCCAGAGGTTTTAGAAGAAGCCGCCTATCAGTTTGTTGAGTTATACCGGGAAGGTGGCGAAATGCACGAAAGGGGCGGTTGCGCTGTCCTGATAGAAAGCATCATGTTTACAAAGGAAAAGATGGTAGTTATGGGAATCCCTGAAGGCACATTGCCGGAAGCTTGGTGGATTGGATTCAGGGTTACTGACCCGGATGTATGGGATAAAGTGAAATCAGGTGAATACCAGATGTTTTCCATAGAGGGAATGGCAGAACGAATTGAGGTGAAGGAAGATGGGTAATGTACTGCTATGTGTTGGCTTATTTTTTATCGGAGCATTTTTCGGCGTTATGGTTATGTGCCTATGCTCCGTAAGCAAAGATAAAGATGATGAATAAGTATGATAATCCAGAATACATCCGAAAGGGTGTTTTTGTTTTATAAAATTTCAGGAAAGGAGGAGATATTGGATTGGCTAAGACAAAGCTAAAGAACTTAAAGGTAACGAAGGTAGATTTCGTGGATGCCGGTGCTAACCCAAATGCAAACGTGGTTTTGTATAAAAACAAGGACGGAATACCGGCTTCACAACAGGCGGACCAGTCAGAAACAGAAGGGGTAAAGCCTGAAGGAATGTTTAAAAGATTCATTTCAGCCATAGGTAAAGCGGTGGGGCTTAAACAGGAAGAAATAGATGCCACCATTGAGGAAATTGCAAAGGGAAGTGAAGCAGAGACATTCGGGGAAAAAATGAATGAGGTCAAACGAAGGAAGATTACTGATGAAATGTGGGATTTGTGTTATGCGTTGCAGTCTTCCCTATGCTCCATTATCTGTGATGATGAAGTCGGAGATAAAGCAGAGGAACTTATGAAGACCAGCCTGGAAGAGTTTGCATCCGTAATGAATAATTCCATAGAACAGTGGGCAGATGGCAAAACCTCAAATGTAATCCAGAAATCATCCGAGCCAGTTACGGAAGCTGAAATAAGCTATATGAAATCAGTGCATGAAAGATTGCAGGATATGATAACAAAAGCAGAATCAGGCAATGGAAGCAGTGGAACGGATGAATTAGAAGATTTAGGAGAATCGAAAGGAGAAGAAGTGGATATGAGTAAAGTTGATAAGAGTAAAATGACTCCTGCTGAAAGAGCTTTCTTTGAAGATATTGAAAAGAGGTATAGCGAAGGGGAGAAAACAGGAGAAGGAACAGAGGAACAGGATAATCCTGTGGCAAAATCAACGCAGGTCGCTACACCTCAACCTGTGGCTACGGAAAATGCGGCAACCGAAGATATTTACAAAGGCCTGCATCCGGCAGTAAAAGAGGAACTGGAAAGGCTGAAAAAGCGTGCGGATGAAGCGGAGGAAAAAGAACTTACCGACATTGCCAAGAAATATGAAATCATAGGTAAAAAGCCGGAAGAACTGGTTCCTTTACTAAAGAGCTTGAAAATAGCCGGAGGGGATTCATTTGGTAACATGGTTGCCATTCTTGATGCATCCGTGGAAGCAGTGAATAAGTCTAGCATGTTTTCTGAAATCGGAAAAAGCGGCGGTTATGGTGGAACAGAACTGGGTGCATGGGCGAAAATCGAAAAGAAGGCAGATGAAATCCAGCAAGCAAAGCCGGAACTTAGTCGGGCAGCAGCTATTGATACTGCCTGCCAGCAGAATCCACAATTAGTTCATGAATATGAGAATGAATAGAGAGGAGACAGTACCATGGCAACTTATTTAGGAACAACAATCAATGAAAGCCCTACGATTATTTTGACAGCAGGTGAAGATATTGAAAAGGCACAGGGTAAGGCTGTGAAAATCATCAATGGAGAGATAGTGGCGGCAACTGCCGGAGTGAACGCTATCGGAGTGATACCGCTGTCTGAGGATGAAATCATTAAGAAAGGCACCGAAGTGACAATCCAGATAAAGGATATCGGTGCATGGGTGGCAGGAGGAGAGATTGCAGTTGGTGATGAACTTACCGCAGATGCAAACGGTCATGCGGTAAAGGCTGCTACAGGGAATTTCATTTCAGCAATTGCAATGACAGCAGCGGAAGAAGCTGGAATTATCATAAGAGCGCAGTTTGTAAAAGCTGGCTACAAAGCGTAAGGAGGATGGATTATTATGGGTGACAGACAGGCAACAAACAATGGCGATATCCAGGCCAGAATTATGAAGGGTTGGAAGCCGAACAGATATTTAAGCAACATGAGCATGGCATACTTTGCAAATCCGGGTGATTGGGTAGCAACAAGAATCTTCCCGATATGTCCGGTGACGTTAAGCACTAGCTACTATTACACGTTCCTGAAAGGTGATTTGGCAAGGGATAATGTTCAGAGGAAACCTGCTTATGGCAAAGTCAATCCTGCAGTAATGGGGCATACGGACAACACGTATAAGTGTGCAGTAGACCAGATTATTGTAGGAATAGACCAGATTGGCACTCTGGATTACCAGAGAAGCAATACTCCGGCATCCATTGACCCAAGACGCTCTAAAGTAAGATTCACGACAGAGCAGATGAATCTCCATCTTGATGTAATATTTGCAAAGAATTACTTCAGAAGCGGAGTATGGGAGAACGAATTGAAGGGTATTGATTCAGGTATTCCCGGCGCAAGCCAGTTTCTGAAATTCAATGATGCTAATTTCGACCCGGTTCATTTCTTCAATGAAAGACGTAGGGAGATTAAACTGAATGGACGCAGGGAACCGAATAAGCTGTCTCTGGGATATGATTCTTATACTGCATTGACAGAACATCCGGACATTCTGGAACGTGTTAAATACACTGGTTCTACAGCAAATCCGGCAATCGTTACCAGACAGGTACTAGCACAGGTATTGCAGATGGAAGAAATATGTGTTTTGGAAAGCACATATAACATAGCCGAACCTGGACAGGAAGATGACATGCAGTTTATCTGTGACAGCACAGGAGCATTGCTTACTTATACGACATCTTCACCTGCCATTGATGAACCTTCTGCAGGGTACATCTTCACATGGGATATGTTAGGAAACGGTTCATGGACAGCAACGGACCAGTTTGAAGGAGAGCCGGGAACCCACACAGAGTTCATCGAAAGCTTAATGTCAACAGACATGAAAAAGACTGCTGATGACCTTGCCTGCTATATGAAAAATTGCGTATAGGGGGTAGCGTATGAGTGAGTTTGTTTGCAAAAAGCCTATTACGCTGTCTGGGCATAGCTTCTCATATGGAGAAGTTATCCCTGACGGATATGTTTTACCGAAAAGGGCATTGGCATTAATCCGCAGTAGCTACATTGCTGAAATAGAAAGCGGACTGCTTATGGAATTAGCAGAGCCAATTCAGCCCATTCAAGCACAAATTGGAGAGTTCCAACTTACAATACCTATTGTCACCGAAAAAGGCAACCTAGAGCTTACCACGAGTTCTGAGACGGTAGTAATTGTCTTTGCTATCATGCAAAAGACCGTGGAAGAAGCCGCAAAGGATATTGCCGTTTTGGAAGATGAAGATGCATTGATTCTGCTGAATGCTATAGATTCCCGGAAAGGCATCCAGAAAGCGGCAGAAGAAAGAAATGCAAAACTGCATGGAAATAGTGGAGTGCCAGAAGAAATAGAAGCAAGCCAGAAGCAGGAAGACAATGTTGACACTGTAACAGAAGGAGAAAGTACAGGTGATGTCTGATGGCAAAAACCTATACGTATGACCCATCAATGATTGCTGAACATGGCAGGGACCGGATGCGGTTTGAGTTGGGGGATACAATGGTTGAGGGTGGAGCTGATACCTCTGCCCTTACTGATGAAGAAATCATGGCTGTTATCGGGATGTATCCGAAAAGGTGGAAAAAAGCAAAGTTAGCCATGCTGGAAAGCCTATGCCGTAGGTTTGCGTATGAACCGGACACGAAGGAAGGACCATTATCATTTGCTTTCGGCGGGCGTGCAAAGCTGTGGCGTGAGGATTACGAAAAGCTGAAAGCAGAGGTTGCAAGTGGCTCCGTAACTGTTCCTGAATATGGAACGGATTCTAAGGGCAATGATAAGCCACCGTATTTCTATGTGGGGATGATGGAAAACAAGGAGGCGAAGGTTGAATGAGGAACTTTATGTACCTAAGACCCGGCAATCTGTATAAAGATTTCATCATTGAAGAGAATACGGCAGACATTGGCACGAACGGAAGACCGAAAACAAGCTATGATGATTCGGGGGAAAGGATGCTGAAAGGAGCATTGGCATTAGCAGACCATAGACAGAAAATGCGCTGGGAACAGCTTGGGCATCCGATCACCCACTCTATCGTACAGGACGGACCACAGAAAGCAAAAGCAGAGGATAAGCTGGTACTCGGAAACCGGATATTTCTGGTTCAAGGTGCTGATGATGTCGGAAGCCTTGGCATATGCACAATCTACTATGTAGAGGAAAGGACGGATGTGAAATGAGCAGTACAAGGGAAGCAAGTGCTGCCCTGCATATTGCAGTTGACAGGGTGGTTCAAAATGTCGGGAACCAAGTTGTTTCCAGAGGAACCAGAGCCGTCAATGCCATCAGGAATGCAGAACTGGATGTGTTGAAAGGAAGCAGGAGCGGCAAGGTATATAAGAAACCATTCAGCAGAGCAACTTACAGGGCATCTGCTCCCGGAGAGCCTCCGGCCAGAAGAACAGGTGCATTAAGGCTTAACTGGAATGGGGCGGTCAGGGGAGGAATCACTTCAGGAAATGAAGTGAAGATAACGGCAGAGTTACAAAGCAATCAAGATTACTCCGGATACTTAGAAGAAGGAACACCCCATATGGAAGCAAGGCCATACAAGGATAAGATAATAGAAAAGGCAACTCCGGAAATAGAAGCTATTTATAGCGAACCATACAGTTAGGAGGTGTGCAAATGCCGTTGGTTATTGATACGGTATCAACGATATTCGATACCACGCTAATTAAAAAAGGCTGCCTTATGTACGCAAAGCATAGAACATGGACTGAAGGTAAGGGTGGATTTGTTACTGCCGTGAAAGACACTGAAATAACAGTCCAGTACCATCCAGGAATTGGAAATGTAACGAACCATTTCTTTCTGCCTGTAAGCGAAGTAACAGCAGGAGAATGGGAAGTGAGATGGTCCGATGACCTGACGGCTGTTAGTGAATTTATAGTTGAAAGCGGTGGTGGTGATGAATCTTGAAGAATTGATTTATAAGTGGTTTTCAGAATATAAGCCAATTACAGAGCTGATGGCTTTGTTTTCCGGAAAGCCTGCAATATTCTATCAGATTGCTCCGGATGACCGTCAAAAAGGATGGAATGGAAAGTCACAATATCCAAGAATTGTTTACGGGATTGACATGCAGGTGAATCAGGAACGTAAAAGTGCAGGAACGATGGAGATTAGCCTGTTATGTGATGAAGCCGGAACGGAACCTGAAAAAATTGAGCCATTAATAAGGGAATGCTTGAAAGATCTTATCATCAATCCAGATAATAGCTCACCGTATTGCTTTGCATGGTCAAGAACAGACGGCTTTGAAATACCAATTCGTGAAAGCGGGGCGAATACAAGGGTTATAGGTTCTGAAATCCGCTTTGATATTTTAGAATATCCAAGTCAGGAGACAACGGACCCAGACCCGGTTGTTGCCCTGAACAGATATGTCAAAGATAAATTTCCTGAAGCCTTTGTTATGGGGCTAGATAACATGGATTCATTTAGGGTAGCCGATGTGAAAGCACCTGTTTTCTATTGCCGTCTGGAATCCGTTGAAAAAGGGCGTGAAACAAATACAGTTGCATGGATGGATGGTAAAATTGCCATCCATGTTTTATGTCCAGCAGCGGATATACGACTGAAAATGATAATGTCACTTGCCAACAACCTGTCATTGGATGGGGAAGTAATCATGCTTGATAAATCTCCAATGACGGTTAAGAGGCTGCAAGTGAATAATAAGGCTGATTACCTGAAAGAAGGGCAGCTTTTTGTAACAGGACATTATGGTTTGCTTCGCTACAAAAGTAAACCCCATATGATTGCAGAAGTCAATATTGACTTCGGATAGGAGGTAAGCATGGCAGCAAAGAAAGCAACGGATGAAGCCGCCGTACAGACAGAAACCCAAAAAGCTGAAACGGAATCTGTCTACAGCGTGGAAGAACTTGCTGAAAGTTCAATAAAGGTATTTGGCTTAAAAGTAAGAAGTGAATGTGTTGTGGCGGCATTCAAAAGCATTGGAAAAGATTCAGCTACGGTGACTGAAGCAAAAGAAATCGTAGCTGCATTTATGAAAAAGGAGGTTAAATAATGGCTGGAACATTTATGGTTGGAGAGGTAAAGATAAGACCGGGAACCTATTTCAACATACAGAAGACAGGAGATGGTTCCCTTAGTGGTGCGATTAATGGAATTGTAGTGGTTCTGTTCAAATCAGACTGGGGACCGCTTGGAGAAGCGGTTGAATTAAGTGCCGATGACGGATATGAAAAAGTATTCGGGACTGAAATGACAACAGATGCAATTGCACTTGCTTTTGAAGGCGGCGCAACTACAGTGATATGCTGTCGAGTAGGGAATGGGGGAACGCAGGGAAGCATCAAGTTGAAACTGGAAGATGGAAGCGTAGATGCAATTACCATTACGGCAAAGCATGTTGGAACAAAGGTTTTTTCGGTATCTGTTAAGGATAAATTATCGGATGAAACAAAAAGGGAATGCATTATATATACGGGTACCAGGGAATTTGAAAAAGTAACTTTCGATAAGGGGGCAGATGAAGTTGCTGCCATTGTTGAGGCTTTTGCAGGTTCTTCAAATTTTAAGGTTTCAAGAATCGGAACTGCAAGCGGAATTTTGGCTGCTGTCACTCAGGCAGCATTCACCGCAGGTACAAATCCAGTAACGACAACAGAAGATTACAGTGATGGTTTTGTTGCAGTGGAAAGTTATTATTTCAATACCATTTGTGTGGATACCGAGGATATATCTATACATGGCCTATTGGTTTCTTTTCTGGACCGTATTTTTAACGCTGGTCAGTTGGCACAAGGTGTTATCTCTGAAAAGAAGACGTTATCCTTGGATGACAGGATGACTCATTCCGCCGCATATAACAGCGAGAAAATGGTATATGTCGTGAACTCCAATGTCACAAGCAATTCGTTTGGGGAGATTTCAGGTTATCAGACAGCAGCAAAAATAGCTGGTATGATAGCGGCTTGCGCTTCCAATAAATCACTGACGCATACAGTTCTGGATAGGGTTACGCAGCTTAATGATGTACTTACGCCAACCCAGATGACGAAAGCAGAAACAATGGGTGGACTGGTTTTAAGCGTTAATAAAAGGAAGCAGGTCTGGATCGACAGTGCGATTAACACATTAGTTACTCCATCAGACAGCCAGGATGACGGCTGGAAGAAAATACGGAGGACAAAAACCAGATACGAGCTTATCACAAGAGCGAATGACCAGGCAGACTCACTTGTTGGAAAGGTAGATAATGATGTCAATGGCCGGGCTACCATAGTGAGCCAGATTCAGGGTATCGGAACTACCATGGTAGAAGAAAGTAAGCTGGTATCCTGTAAAGTAACGGAAAGCTCCATCTACAAAGCAGAGGGTGACAGTGCATGGTTTGACATTGACTGTGTGGATAAGGATTCCGCTGAACACATTTACCTGACCTACATGTTCAGGTTTAGTACACAAGGATAGGAGGAATGATTTATGGCAATTAATGCAAGAGCAGCCGGAGATTCCCGGCAAGGTAGGACTGGTAAAGACGGGGCATTTTATAACAAAGATGGAGTAATGCTGGCAACCGTTGAGACATTTACTTCAAATGTTACGTTTAATAATGCAAAATATAGTGTTTTAGGCGACCCACAGGAACATGAAACCGCAGCGCTATATTCAGTAAACCTTACAATGACGCAGATGGTTGTTGAAGATGATGAATTCATTGTTGAGCTCATGGAAGCCCTCGCAACCGGGGAAATGCCGGTATGGGATTTCCAGGGAACACTGAAAGGCAGGAACAACTCGGAAGAACGTGTTGTATATAGGGACTGCCTGCCATCTGGTCAGGTGGATATACAGAATGTCACGGTTGGTGATGTCGTTAAGAGGGCATGGAATTTCTTCGTGAACAGGCCACCGGCATTGCAGAAATTATTAACAATAAGTTAAGGCATGGGCATCATATCTGTAACGGTATGATGCCTTTTCTATTTTGAATGGAGGAAAACGTTATGTTAGCGAAAGACAATAATACAACAGAAATTATGGAAACACAGATTGAGGACATGGAATTTACGAAGGAAGAAACCAAAACACAAATCAGAATGTTTGAGGGAGATTTCATCAAGGGACTGATAGCAGCGGCTGATTTCCGCACGGAGGAAATACAACGTATTGAAATAATCCGCAACAAGAATCTGTATTTTGCTTTTAATATCCGGGCATTAAGTGAAGAAGAATACGACAAGTGTAAGACGAAACATACGAAATATGTCCGTAACAAACAGCTTGGCATCACACTTCCGGAAGATACCAATACCGTAAAATACAGATGCGCCCTTATCTATCAGGCCACTGTCGAAGAAGACAGGAATAAGCTTTGGGATAATAAGCAGATTTGGAAAGCACTTAATGCGAAGGATCTTCAGATTATGAACGGATTGGATGTCATTGAGAACACGCTGAAAAGCGGTGAAAAGGACAAAGTCATTGAATGTATTGACAAATTATCGGGATATGACAATAACAACCTGGAGGAAGTGGCAAAAAACTAATTGAGGCCGGTGGAAGGGCCACTCTTTTACATCATATTTTCCAGAAGACCGGGATGACACCGGATGAATTTTACAAGAAGCCCCCCGGAGTGAGGGCTTTTTGCTTTGAATCAATGAAGATAGCATTACAGCCACACGGGGAAGGAGGTGAAGCAGATGGCTGAAACCGTCAGGATTGAAATACCAATTGAGACAGTAGATAATACAGAACCGGGATTGTCAAATATCATCCAGAATATTCAGCAATTAGGGCAATCGGCTCAAAACACACAGTCCAGAGTGGCAAATGCGAATAGAACAGTCTCGCAATTTGACCAATCGTCTGAAAGGACACAAAGGAGTCTGGTAAACTGGGCAAAAGAAAAATATCAGGTGCTGTTAGAAGCAAAGGATAAGGTTGCTCCGATTCTCAATACGGTTAAAGATGGGCTGAAAACAATAGGCGGCAAGGTTTGGAATGTTACTATGAAAGCTGTGGATTTGGTGACATCCCCAGTAAGAGGCATAATAAATCTGCTAAAGAATCCTATCTTTCAAGTGGGAGCAGTTCTCGGAATTAGTATTGGTTTGAAAGACACAATAGATACCTTTACTAATTTCGAAGCTGCAATGAGTCAGGTGAAAGCCATTAGCGGAGCCACAGGAACGGATTTTGAAGAACTGACAGATAAAGCAAAAGAAATGGGAGCCACCACGAAATTTACGGCTACGGAAGCTGCCGAAGGCTTCAATTACATGGCAATGGCAGGATGGAAGACACAGGATATGCTGGACGGCATTGATGGAATCCTGTCATTGGCAGCAGCATCTGGTGAAGACCTTGGAACTACCAGTGATATTGTGACTGATGCGCTTACAGCGTTTGGGCTGAAAGCATCAGATTCCGGACATTTTGCAGATGTGTTGGCACAGGCATCTGCTAACGCAAATACGAATGTAAGTATGCTTGGAGAAAGTTTCAAATATGTGGCTCCGGTCGCTGGGGCAATGGGATATAAGGTAGAAGATGTTTCTCTGGCACTTGGCTTGATGGCTAATGCAAGCGTAAAAGGCTCCATGGCAGGAACTGCTTTAAAGACAGCTATGGCAAACATGGCAGCACCGACAGATAAGATGGCAACAGCTATGAAGAAATACAGTATCAGCCTTACTGATAGCAAGGGTGAGATGAAAACCTTTGAAGAGTTAATTCAGAACATCAGAAAAGGTTTGGGTGGATTGTCAGAAGCAGAACAGACAGCGGCGGCATCTACCATATTCGGTAAAGAAGCGATGGCAGGAATGCTGTCAATCATCAATGCATCAGAAGAAGACTATAACAAACTTGCAGAAGCAGTTAATAACGCAGACGGAGCATCGAAGCAGATGGCTGATACAATGTTAGATAATCTGCAAGGTGCTTTTACTTTGCTTCAGAGTGCGGTAGATGGCGTGAAATTATCTCTCGGTGAACGCCTAAAGCCGTATCTCATGGATTTGGCTAATTGGATAACAGATAAAATGCCAGACATTGAAAAAGGGTTAATGCAGTTCATGGACTTTGTAGATGAAAAAGTTGACAGCCTAAAAGAAAAAATAGCAGAGTTTACGTCAACAGACGCATGGAATAATGCTGATATTTTTGGCAAGGTGAAAATAGCATGGGATGAAATCATTGCAAAGCCATTCTCTGAATGGTGGGATAGTAAAGGTCATGATTTGATTGTCGGAAAAGCTGGTTCTATTGGACGTGGAATAGGCAGTGCCATTTCAACAGGTCTGCTTGCTTTGCTGGGAATTGATGTATCGGGTGCTATTGGTGAAGGCGAGAGTGTAGGCAGTGCTTTTTCAAAGGGATTAATAGACGGTTTTGATATTGATGCATTGAAGGATAAGGTATGGGAAGGCATCAAAGGGATATTTTCCAATGCAGCAAAGATACTTCCAGGAGGCGAAGAAGCTGATTTGTCTTCTTGGCTTTCGGCGGCATTGATAGCAAAGGTTGGAACACCAATAGTCAGTACCATGTTTAAAGGAGCATCATTGGGAAAAAGTGTTTTCGGAACTACCACAGTAGCGGCAGAAGGTGGCGGCACAACGATTGTTCCGGGCATAGGAAGACAGCTTATCGGGAGTGCTGGTGCTGGAACTGGATTGCTTGGTTTTGGAGCAAATACAGCCATAAAACTTGGTGCTGGGAATCTGGCAGGAGGAGCTTCCCTATCAACAGGCGCATTGTCGGCAGTTGGATTGGGTGCAGCGGCAGGTGGTGTAATTGGAGGAGCAACATTAATTAGCGGTGGAATGGACCTTTACAAAGGATTTAAGTCTGAGGACAAAGAAGAAGCGACGGCATATAAGGAATCCGGAGCATGGAAAATCGGTGGCGTAGCTGCTGGTGCAGCAACAGGAGCCGCTATTGGAAGTGTTGTTCCGGTACTTGGAACAGCAGTGGGTGCGCTAATCGGTGCTGGTGTTGGAGGCATTGCAGGATGGATAAAAGGCGATAGTGCGAAAAAGGAATACGAGGAAAACTTGAAAGCCGCACAAGAAGCGGCAGAAGCACTTGCCTTGGCAGAGGAACAGGCGAAATATGAGTCTCAGGAACTGAAGGATGCTCTGGCTGACAGTAGCATGACGGCAGAAGAATTTGGGCTGAAATTCCAGAAAGCGGTTAGCGGAAATCTAAAAAAGCATTTTGGTGATATAAAATTATCCATGAGTGAAATTCAGACGATAGCAAAGAAACTTGTATTTTCTGATACTGTCGAAGAAGTGACACGGTTTGCCGAAGCGTATAGTCAGGTGGAGAACACATACAGCAATATGCAAACAGCAATATCCAGTATGGATAAATTGAACTGGAAAGCAAGCCTGGGGTTGACCTTTGACGATACTGACATACAGGAGTACATTGCTGGCATTGAATCCCTAATCACAAGTGCCAAAGAACATATTGAAAGCCAGCACTATGAAGCAAAGACAGCGATTGACCTGCTTGTGGAACCTGGTAATCCAGCGGATATGATATCTGGCTTGAACGCAGCATACGCAGGATTGCAGGAACAGATAGACAGTTTAAGTACAGACCTGAAGGCAAAAGTTGAGGTTGCTTTGGAGGACGGGGTAATTACCTTAGATGAACAGGCTGAAATCACGAACCTGCAAAACCAGATTACTGCAATCACCCAGAAAATATCAGATGCACAGACAGAGGCAGAATTTAAGGCTTTGAAAATCAAGTACAGCGGAGCCAATTTAGATGCTGATTCCTTTGCTGAATTGCAAGCCGAATTGCAGGAACAGGTTGCAAGCTCGACAAAGAACTATGATGAAGCATTAAAGGTTGGTATTGCCAATCTGGAATTGCAGTTGAGCGAAGGAGCAATAAACAGGGAGCAGTACGATGAACAACTACAAGCCCTTGCAAATGGATATGAAGCAAAAATAAACGATATACAGGTAAGGGTGGAGAGCCTTCAATTAGAGGCAATTGCCGAAGCATATTCATCCGAACTGGAAAACATTTTGCCGGAACTTGAAGGAACCACATCCGAAAAATTACAGACAGCACTCCATAATGCTATAGCGAGTGGAGTGGATGCACCTACATGGGATACGGAAACAGCAGCCAAGTGGCTTGGCTTAGAAAATCTGAGTCTGGAAATGCAGGCAGCAATTGCAGAATTAATGAGCGGAGTTGCGTCAACTATTCCAAAGAGTATGCAGGAAGAAATTTTGGTATCCTTTAAAAGTAATAATATTGACTTCATTGGTCCGTTTTCAAATGAGTTTTATGAACAAATGAAAACGGCAAATTTATCACAGGGAATGGATGTATTAAGCACCAATCTATTAACGCAATCCGTAACAACGAATTTCACAGGAATCAGCACACAATTTGGAAGTGTAGTTGGACGTGCGATTCAAGATACGGATATGGAACCGATTAATTCCGCAATCGGTATATTGAAAGAAAATACACAAGCAGCTATTGATACGGCTTTTTTACCAGGATTTAATGCCGAAATCAGTGCGGTGAAAGACAATGCGAAAGCAGCCATTGACACGGCTTTTTCTCCGGGATTCAATACCACAACGCCAGTGCTGATAACAGCGGATTATAAACTGGCGAATCCTACAGCTAACATCAGCTTTTCAGGAGGTGGCACTGGAACGGCAATAGTAAATGCAAATATAGCAAAAAATGCCGATGGAGATATTGTGAATGGACCGCTTCTAAGCTGGATAGGGGAAGATGGACCAGAGGCTATCATTCCGCTGGGAAACAAACGCAGAAGCCGCGGACTTAGCCTGTGGGAAAAAGCAGGTAAGTTGCTTGGTGTGAGAAAGTATGCTGATGGTGGCTTGGTTGGAAAATCAAATTACGGCTTAAATCAGCTTCAAAATGTTGAACACTTAAATTACATCAATGAAACTATTTCAAAAGCACCCAGAGGTTATAACGAGTTCTCAGAGGGGGATATGATAGATGATATTCCATCTAAAAACATGCCGCTTACATCAGAACATGAGGCATCAGAAAACAGAGTACCTGAAATCAATGTACAGGTTCAGGTGTCACCAAAGTTTGAGATTACTGGAAGCAATGGGAACGAAGAGGATATAGTCAGAATCATTAAAGCACACATGAAAGAGCTTGTAGATGAAATGGGTGGGGAATTGGCAGAGAAACTGGAAAAGGTATTTGCCAACATGCCATTAAAGGAGGCGTAAGTTATGGATATTTATTTGAATGAAGTATCAAACAAAAATTCAAGTTTTGCGTTTCCTTCCCTACCAGAAAAAATCAAGGTGAAAGCCGGAACCAGATACCAGACATATAACATCATTGGTAAAGGAACCGTTAAGATTCCCAAAGGGCTTGAAGCCGGAACCATTTCATGGACCGGTACTTTTTATGGGGAAAAGAAGAAAGAAGAAATCATGATTCATAAATGGATTTCTCCCACTGACTGTAAAAAGACATTAAATAAGTGGATGGAGACAGGAACGGTTCTGAGATTACTGGTTACCGGCACAAGCATTAACTATGATGTTACCATTGGTGTTTTTGAATATGAGGAATATGGAGCATATGGCAATGCTGAATATACCATATCCTTTACACTGAACGAAGAATTGAAGATTTATACGACTTCGGAACTGAAGATAGCTGCATTTGTAAAAAAGACAGTTGCAAGGGCAACACCTGCATCATCTAAAACCTATACGGTGGTAAGCGGTGACAATCTCTGGAAGATTGCCAGACAGTTTTATGGAGGGAGCGGCTCTGACTGGAATAAGATATACAATGCAAATGCCGCTGTGATAGAAGAAACTGCAAGGAATTATGGTAAAGCATCATCTGATAACGGACATTGGATTTATCCCGGCACTGTATTTTCGATTCCGTAGGAGGTAGCAGAATGATTGACATATCAAAAATTAAGTACCGACTGATTATCATGACCGAAAGCAAGAAGCAGTACAATATAAAAGACTATGTTGAAGATCTTGGCTGGGAAGAAAATGATGGCGAGCTGGCGGTGAGGATTTCCTTTACTGCAAAGAATCATAATACAAGCGCCGGTTTTATTTCATCACTGGCTAAGTTAGGCTGCCTTGTTGGCATATTTGCCGAACATGGTTCCACAAATGAGGAAGTGGCAAGGGGTTATATTGTTGACTGGAAGCCGACTATATCCGGACAGACGGATAAATTTGATGCTACATGTTATGACGAACTGTATAATCTGCAGGAAAGCCAGGATATGATCTACTATTCCTCTGGAATTGGAACAAAGTCAGCGATTATGCAGATTTTTAATGAACGGGAGATACCAATGGAAAAGTACGAAGGTCCCGATGTCACCCACGGAAAATTAGCATTCAGGACGGAGTATTTGTCCGATGTCCTACTGGATATCCTTGATGATGCGAAGAAAAAAGGTGGGGGAGCCGCCATGATTAGGGCGGCAGAAGGAAAGGTCAGCGTCTTGGAATGGGGAAGCAATAAAACGGTATATCATTTTGAAGCAGACAATACCGTGCTGGCCTCCCATAAAATGAGTACAAGTGGAATGATAACCAGAGTTAAGGTGATAGGGCAGGAAGATGATGATGGACGTTCGAGCGTGGAAGCGACAATTGATGGGCTGACTAAATACGGAGTAAGGCAAAAAATATATGTCCGTGGCAAGGAGGATGACAATTTGAGCGATGCTAAATTGGCTGCACAGGATATTATTAATGAAAAAGGAGTAATACAGGAAGACATAACTGTACAAAGTCCAGATGTGCCTTTTATCCGGAAAGGGGATTTGGTACATCTGAAGGTTGGAACGTTGGAAGGGTACTATTTTGTAAAAGGAATCCGGCACGATGCAGAAACCGCCTCTATGACAATGGATTTAAAAAAAGCGGCTGCTGAATAAACAGGAGGGTGATAGCTATGGCTTATCAGGGAAATCCCGGTGCAAATCATTTAGCAAGAGTGTTGTCAGAGCGTATGCACAAGGAAAATGAATCTCCATTAGTTTTAGATTTTGGGAGTATTGAGGCAGATTACAGTCTAAAGACGAATACTTTTCCAGTGCCTATACCTAAATCGGATTATACAGTTTGTAAGCATGTCGGTGGATTAACTCTTGTAGCAACTGGCGGCAAACATTCAGGGCATGAATCAGGAACTGGCGAACATAGTCATAGCATAGCCGTTCCGACAATAAAGCCGGGAGACAGGGTGCTTGTAGCATGGGTACAGAGCGAAGCAGTTGTAATTGATGTTATCGTTCCTGCAAGCAGGATATAGGAGGTATGGAATGGGAGATAATGCTTTATTCCCTACAGCGGAAGTACCGAAATTCATAGAAGAATCGGAACAGTACGATGAAAAATATAAACCCAGTATAGCTTGGGATATGGAAGCTGGTGATTTCGTTAGAAACGGAGCCAACCAATTAGTGGAATGCAATGGCCGGAAAGCCTATAAAGTATGGTGTTACAAGGTGGTAAAGACAGAGCGTTTTGCCTGTCTTGCATATCCGGATTCAATTGGCACGGAAATGGAATCAGCCATGAAGGAAGAAAGCAACGAAGCCGTAGAATCGGCAGTGGAAAGAGCCATAACAGAAGCATTGCTTGTGAATCCCCGGACAGAGTTTGTTCGGGGATTTACCTTTGAGTGGGACGGTGATGAATTGCAATGTGGTTTTGATGTTAAAGGAATTGAATGGGAAGAGTTCCCATTGAAAGTAACTATAAATAGTACACAGGAGGTGAGTTGAAAATGGCTGTAGAGTTTGTTGCACCTGATTTTGTAAAGGACAATGCCCCGGAAGATATTCAGCAACGGATGATGGATAATCTTCCGGTAGATATTGATGATATGCCCGGTGGATTTCCGTATGATTTTACTATGCCTACTGCTTTGGAGAAGTCGGAACTTATCCAGTTCCACCTTGTCAGGACGCTCATGCTCATGTTTCCAATGTGGGCATGGGATACGTGGCTTGACCTTCATGGCAAACAGAAAGGTGTAACCAGAAAAGAAGCGAATAAAGCAAGCGGAAGCATTACGATAGAGGGCATTCCCAATACAAGGGTTGCTTCTGGGTTTATGGTATGCACTCCGGCTACAGATGCTGGCCCATCCATTGAGTTTCTTCTGGATGAAGAAGTTTTTGTTCCGGAAAATGGGAAGATTACGACAACGGTTACAGCGGTTCAAGCCGGGAAAGCATCGAATGTGAAATCAGATACGGTAACTCTTATGTCAAAGCCAATCGAAGGAATCACCAAACTGTATAATGAGCAGGAAATCATAGGAGGAACGGATGAAGAAGACAATGTTTCCTATCGTGAAAGAATCATGGAAAATTATGAATCCGAGGGGACCTCCTACATTGGCAATGATGCAGACTATAAAAGATGGGCAAAGGAAGTAAGCGGAATCGGTGATTGCATTGTTGTTTCAACGTGGAACGGACCGGGAACGGTAAAATTAGTATTGGTAGACTCAAACGGAAGACCGGCAAATGAAAAGCTGGTTCAGGCAGTAGAGGACCATATCATTTCACCAAATGACAGAGAAAACAGGTTGATGCCAACCGGAAGTGCGGTGCTTACTGTTGTTGCGGCAGATACAAAGCTCATTTCTTACTCATGCAGTGCATTGGCATATGATAGTAGCACAGATACGGAACAGATTGTTTCTGACTTCAAAGAAGCGGCCATGAAATACTATTCCGAAGCAAAACAGTACAATGTTGTGAAATATAATAAAGTACACGCAATCCTTACAAGTCTGCCGGGAGTCCTTGATTTTGAAGACCTCAGGATAAATGGTGGGGAAAAGAATGTTGACCTGGACCAAGATGAATACCCAGAAACAGATGATGTGGATTTTAGCAGTTAGGAGGCCGTTATGAACTTAGAAAACTTTCCAACGAGTGAAGCTGCCGTCCGTATGCTGGATAGCGTATCAAATGGGTTTTATGATAAGTCTTATGTCGGCAAATGGATGTATCAAATCATGGGCTTGGAGATGGATGAAGCCAGAAAGATTTTTGAGGAACTTCCCTATCAGGCTTTTCCGGAAACCGCCACATGGGGATTGAGATATCACGAACAGAAATATACCCTTCCTGTCAGGGAAAATCTGCCGTATGAGGAACGCCGGAAATACATCTTTAATAAAAGAGACATCCGGACACCGATGAACCCCTACAGGATGGAAGTCATACTGGGGAACACCATAGGCCGGAAAGTACATGTGGATGATGAATCAGGACCGATAAATACATTCACAGTTGAAGTTGAAAGTGGTGATAATGCTGTTGATGTAACAACCGCAATAAAAAGGCTGAAAGCAATTAAGCAATCCCATGTATCATTTACGTTACGCTTTACATCGGTTGCTTATCTGGGAATCGGTACAAAGACAGAAAAATACAAACAGCAATATACATTGTGCGGTACGGTTCCGGACTTAAGTACCCAGTTGCGTACATTAAAATCCACTGTTTTAGTGAGTACTTCAGGGATTCCCAACAAAGCACATTTCCCCATGGCAGGTAATTCAGGAGAAGCCGGGTTGTATCCGAAAACCAGCAGAGGCTTAAAAGTAGCTGGTACAGGTACGGAAATTGATGCTTCAGGAAATAGTCAGGCAGTAAAGTACCAGATGACCGGAGAAGACCTGAAAACCGGAACCAATCCTATGACAAGCCGGAGGGCTGTTATCACTAAGGCTGAAATAGAAGCCGATTTGGATGCAGAGGTATATGGATTTCAAAATCCGGTTGCCGGTACAAAGCCGGGAACCAGTTGGAAATGGGAAGTGCATGAAACAGAAGCACATCTGGCGGCAGATTCTGACATATGGGATGTTCAATATGACCTCACAGGAAACACAGAATCAGGCATGAATCCAGTAGTAAACCGGAGATTGGCAGTAGTGCAGGAACAGGCAGTGATAGAGACTGAAGGTAAAGGGCAGAAAATAAAATATGAATTATCCGGCACAGTTCCGATAACGTCCAACGGAGTTGGCCAGTCAGACAATTCAATGATTCCAGAGGTGGAAACAGAAACGTTTGCCATAAGGTATCCGCTATGTGGCAACACCTTTGAGATATAGGAAGGAGGCATACCATGAAGTTATTGACAAGCAAGGCGATACAGGGCTATAGGGATTATACCAAGCGGACTGTTGCCTATGCGAAGTACAAAGCAGGCTCAACCTACTACAAAGCAATAATTGATTCGGTTGAGGTGACAAATGATGGAGCCGTTGAGGTAGGATTTAAGATTGAAACAAAAACCACCGGGGCGGTTACCGTTACAGAAATCCAATTGTATGACACAAATAATGATTTGTGGCTCTCAAAGCAGGAATCCTTACAGATGGATTCGGTTGCAGAGGGCTTTTATTATGTCTGCAAACTGATAATAAGCGAAAAGGAGGATAATGGAGCATGAGGGATTTGGTGAATTGGAAAGACCATATCGTTGAATATCCCGGACGGTTTGAAGAAACCGATTTGGGGAACGGACTGGTTCAGTTGGCTGCCTCACCTGGAAAGATTAAGCAGCAAGGCACTCCGCAGAACGCCACAAACTTAAATGCCATGGACCTTGCGGCATTTGAAGCTATGCTGATGGTTAATGAGAATACCCGGAATATCCGGCATGTAAGAAATACGGCTGATGGCTTGGTTGGTGAAAAGATTCAGGTTACACTTACCAATACGCAGTTATATCCGCACAACAATTCCACAAAATCAGTCCAATTATCTGCATCAAGGAACAATAAAGATTACACAATTGAAGCGGAAACGGTCAGCGTGTCAGGCGGTGCGGTCGGTAATATTGAATACAGTGATAAGCTGTTGAATGGGTTTAAAGTAGCATTTACTGGCTCTGCAAGCTCCGTTGTGTTGAATCTTTATGTGAGGGGAGGAATTTGATGTGGCAAATATAATCATTCCGAACCAAAAACGTAAGACTGATGCAGAATATGTCATGAAAAAGTATGGCGTTGACCGCAGTAACCCAGCCATGCGTGAAGCAGCGGAAATTACGGCGGCCAGAACGAATGAAGCTATTGAGATGGCTGAAAAAAGAAGGAGGTATTTTTGATGAAGGTAATTCATATGCCGGAAGATGGCAAGAAATTTATTCCTTATGAGGTTGCAGGGAATAACATTGATTTCAACGATGGTGAGATGGCGATTAATCTTTCCAAAAAAGAAAGGGATTACGAGGTATTGGTAGATGTCTGCATGGACTATACAGGAGGACTTGTTTGCGGTACCGCCGATGGGTTAAGGTATGTAGCTCAGGTCACTATCCCTGAAAGGGAATACACAGAGATAGAAAAACCTAATCCGGAATATACGGAAGATGGTGAAGGAGAAGGAACGGTATCCCCAACTATTATAGACAGGGAGCCGGTTCCTTTTGACATTGAAAAGTGTGAATTAAGATTATGGGAATTGGAGGTATAGGCAAATGGCAAATTTTGATGATTTTAAGTTGGCAATAGAGGCTATGTCCGGAGGAAAAAATACGGTCTTGTATGATGATTTGGAAATGCCTTCCGTGATGGTGCCGTTTCCGAAAATGAAGATTTCAGAAATTATGACTGGTGGAAGCCAGAATATCCATCCAGCATTTTTGGTGGGTGGGGTAGAGAAAGATAAAATTTATGTATCTAAGTTCCAGAATATCGTATTGAATGACAGAGCATATTCGCTTCCTATGCGTGACCCAAAAGTGAGCTTAAATTGGGATGCCGCAAATACCTATTGCCGAAACAAGGGTAAAGGATGGGGATTGAATCCATATTCCCTCTGGTCTGCAATTGCTCTTTGGTGTCGGAAAAACGGAACAATGCCGAGGGGGAACAACAATTATGGAGGTGACCACTCATACGCGCATGAAAAGGGTGTTCCGTGTGCTTATGAATCCGATGGTAGGACGGCAAGATGCTTGACAGGCTCCGGTCCAGCAAGTTGGTATCACAATTGGATGCCGGATGGTATTGCTGACCTGAACGGTAATGTATGGGAATGGTGTGCCGGAATGAGGCTTATGGCAGGAGAAATCCAGATTATTCCATACTCCAACAGTCTATTGGCAGAAACAAGTATGTCCGCAACGTCCACGGAATGGAAAGCAATATTGTCTGACGGTTCATTGGTAGCACCTGGAACATCAGGAACTCTGAAGTGGGATTGGGTATCCAGTAAAATCCAGCTTACCAATGGTTCGGTGACTTATACGACAGATGCAGGAAACGGAATGCAATATAACGCAATGTCGTTGGTTTCTGGACTTACCGCACCTGAACTGGCAAAAGTATTATTACTATACCCAGATGAACCAGGCGGTGATTACGGTGGAGATTATCATTGGATGAATACTGTCGGCGAGCGTTTGCCGATTTGCGGCGGCTGTTGGTACAACACTGGCGGTGCTGGCGTGTTCAGGGTCAATCTCCTCAATCCACGTTCGTACGTGTCCTGGTACATTGGCTTCCGCTCCGCTTATGTTGCCCTGTAACCTGTTACCCTGTAACCTGATAGGCGAACGATAGTGAGCCTATATGAAAATAAAGCCTATATCTCAGACGGTATAGGCTTTTATGGGGTGAAAAATGAAAAACGAAACAGAAACACTGAAAATCTTACAGAAAATTGAAGACATGATGGAATATGCATATCCGGCTTTAGCACAATATCCAAAATCAGAAAGGTTTGCCATGGTAGCAGATATGAAACGGAGCATGGATACCATGTTGGAAAGAGCTATTGAAGCTGAAAAGAAATATTACAAGAAGACCACCCTGCAGGAGTTGGATGTTGAAATCATGAAGATGAAGACATATGTAAAAATGTCCTACCGGCTGGGTTTCCTACCGGATAAGAAAAGGAATGTAATGAACGATTATCTGGTTGAAATAGGTAAAATGCTGGGTGGCTGGATTAAAGCATGTCAGAATCGTGAAGTAAAGAAGTAAGGTTTACAATAATCAAATTTGGGAACCGGCTATTGCGTTTGCCGATTTGCGGCGGCAGTTGGAACAACACTAGCAGTGCTGGCGTGTTCAGGGTCAATCTCAACAATCCACGTTCGAACGTGAACTGGAACATTGGCTTCCGCTCCGCTTTACTCTTATTGTCAGATGTCTGTCACTCATGGGTGCCATTCCAGTACATAGAGTATAAAGGAGCCTGTTTCCACTCTGGGCCGGAAGGCAGGAGGAAAATAAAAGCCTTGGTGAACAGAATTCATTAAGGCAGACCATGGAAGCCGCAAGTAACCATGACGAATTTCGTCAGGTGAAAGCTGCAACACATGGAATAAGCATGAAGAGGTTAGAAAGTTGAAGATTAAGAATGTTTTCAACATTATCTTCTCTATGGATAATTTGTACAATGCCTTAGAGGACGCTTCCAAGGGAAGACGGTACAATAGGGATGTTCTAAAATATAATTTTGACTCGTGGGCGTTGCTCCGGGAATTGCAGGAAGAAGTATTGGACGGAAGGTATGAAATTAAAAATTATCATATTTTTTATGTCTATGAACCAAAGCAAAGGATGATAATGTCCATTGCCTTTAAACACAGGATTGTCCAATGGGCAATATACAGGGTGATTAATCCGATACTGGTAAAGGGATATATAGAGGATTCTTACGGATGCATACCCGGACGTGGCGGACTGAGCGCAATGTTAAGGCTGAAATACTGGTTAGCACAAGTCAGCCGAAAGGAAAATAACTGGTATTACCTGAAGCTGGACATAAGCAAGTATTTTTACCGTATTTCGCATAAAATCCTGAAATCGTTGTTAGCAAAGAAAATAAAGGACAAAAGGCTTTTACAGTTGTTAAACGGCATAATTGATTGCGAACATACCCCATTTGGCTTGCCGCTTTGGCGTTCCCCAGATGAAGTTGAATTAGAGGAACGCCTTTTTGATGTAGGTATGCCGATTGGGAACCTTCTGTCACAGGTGTTTGCAAATGTGTATCTGGATACATTAGACCAGTTTTGCAAACGGGAATTACAGATACATTTCTATATCCGTTATATGGATGATGTGATAATTCTTAGCGATAGCAAACAACAGTTGAAGGAATGGAAAGACAAGATTGAAACTTTTCTTCTTGACAAACTTGAACTTCACTTAAACCAAAAGACCTGCATAAGACCGATTAATCAAGGAATCGAATTTGTCGGATACCGGGTATGGGCAACTCATGTTACAATCCGGAAAAGCACCAGCTTAAGGATAAAAAGAACTTTGAAGGCAAAAGCAAGGAGATATAAGGTATATAAAGTGTCTTTCACTGATGTTACTAATACGTTAATGAGTTATTTAGGCATGTTGGAGCATTGCGACAGCTACCTTTTGAAAAGAAAGATTTTAAATGAATTAGTGCTGACACATGCTGATAAAACGGAGGAGTGCCATGAACTACAGCAAGCAGGAGTTATTGGAATTGCAGAACACAATTATTGAAAACCAGCAGTATGTAATAGCTGAATTGATGAAATTGTACTGCATTGAACCCACTTTTAAGCTGGATGAAAAATTACAGGAAGTGATCCGTCAGAACAACCAGCTTATAAAAGTATTGGATACGCCGTGAATGGGAAAGGAGGAGGTAACGGATGGAAGAGAAGGTTAAGGAGCTTGAAAGAAGAGTTTCAACCCTCGAAGCGCAAGTTCAAGAGTTGAAACAGAGTGAAATGAATGCCGATAAAATATTAGAAATTATTGCTGACCGGATGAATGAGGTCTGTCATGGCATTCTTGTTCCAGCTGCTCATGATACATTTTAAGACATTCGATTGTGACTGTCAAAGCCTGGCTGCTTATGACATTTGCCATTTTAGACATTGATTCATCTGGTGGATATTGCTTGTCAATCCGGGATTTAATAGATTGATGAATGACTTCAAAATCCATATGTATTGTCTCCTTCCTTCAATACTCGGCTCGCTACAGCCTGTAGGTACAGTGTAATGGAGATTCAGGGATATGGCAACAGGAGGACACGCATAGAAGGGAGGATATATGAGGATTAGGGACGGACCTGGAAAGGTCTTATTTTTATGCAGAAACCAAATTAAAAGGAGGACAGAGTATGCCAGAAAGTAAAGATTTTGAACGTGAAGTTTTAGACCGCCTGATAAAGATTGAGGCAAAAATAGAAAGCTGGGAAAATTCAAAGAAGCAAGCATACGACAATCAGCGAGACATTATAAAGCTACAGCAGTGGAATACTCAGATACAGGAAGATGTGAACGAATTGAAAGAAGGCAACAAATGGCTAAAAAGGACAACGGCCGGAGCCGCCATTGCGGCAGTCGTAAGCACCATTGTTGCCATCGTCCTTGCTTCATTTTGATATGAATCATGCGGTGCATATTTGCCCTAATTTCAGATTTTGTGGGCAAGGCAAACATTTATACCTATCACTAATTTAAACGTAACCCAGAAACAACCAGAGGATTTTAAGAGCCTCTATAATTTTATCCAAAGGAGGATACCAAGTTGAAAAATATTAATTGGGCTAGGAAACTTACGAGCAGGAAACTGTGGACGGCGGTAGCAAGTTTTGTTTCCATGATGGTGGTAGCAACAGGCGGCACGGAAAGTGCGGCAACGCAGGTAACGGCATTGATTATGGCAGGAGCCTCAGTAATTACCTACATCATTGGAGAAGGGCTTGCGGATGCTTCATATACGGAAACAACCGTAGAGATTGAAGAAGAGGGCGAATAGCCCTCTTTTTTGGAGGTAATTTTATGGATGATTATATCGGGAAACTCGTAAAGAAATTTGAATCAGGAAGTAAAGGCAGTCTTGCTCTTGGCAGTTGCGGTAACGATTGGGGATTGAGTTGTGGTTCCTATCAGCTTACCTTACGCTGGGGGAATTGTATCAGCTTCCTGAAGAAATATTTTCCCTGGAAAACGGTGGGCTTGTATTTTAATTCCGGAAAATCTGATTTTGCACAGAAGACATGGCCGGGAGCAGAATATTGTTCGTCACCGGAAGAAGTGCAAAGCATCTGGACGACATGTTACAACGAAGCAGGGGCAGATAAGTTTTTTAGATACGAACACGAATATATCCAGAACAGTTATTACGAACCCCTCATGAAAAAGTTGACCGGATATTATAATCCAAACAATAGCTGCAGTGCAATGCAGGAATGCATGTGGAGCTGGGCGGTCCATAGGGGAAGTTCCGGAGCCTACAGTGAATTTAAGGCGGCTATGGATACGGAAGGCATTCATGACCCAGAATCCGTTAAGGCAATTGAGTTGTTGGAAATATGCTATGACAAGCGTTATGCAGTGAGCGGAACTACCAGGTATTCGACTTCAGGCGGCGAATCAAGTGAAAGAATTGTTTTAAGGGAATATATATGTTCCGCACCTTTGAAGTATGAGGGACGCAACCCTACAACGGAAATTAAGGAGGAATCAGCAATGAAGGTTATTGAAAAAATCGCAACCCAGAATCCATGCTATAAGGCAGGAAAGACTATTACGCCATCTGGTATCATGATTCATAGCGTGGGGTGTCCACAACCAGACCCTCTTGTGTTTGTGAAGAATTGGCAGAGTGCATCCGCACAAGTATGTGTTCATGCAGTGTTAGGTACAGATGGGAACGTGTATCAGTTATTACCGTGGAATTGGAGAGCATGGCATTGTGGAATCGGCTCAAAAGGTTCCTGCAATAATACCCATATCAGTTTTGAAATGACGGAGCCGGCAACGATTGCATATACGAGTGGCGCAAATTGGACTGAAAAAAATCCGGAGGCAACCAAGGCACATGTGCTTGCAACGTATAAGTATGCGGTTGAGCTTACGTCATACCTTTGTGAAAAGTATGGTCTTAATCCACTTGCAGACGGAGTGGTTATCTCTCATAGCGAAGGCAATAAGCGAGGTCTGGCTTCAAACCATGGGGATGTTGAGCATATCTGGTCCAAGTTTGGATTGACGATGAATCAATTCAGGCAGGATGTCAAGGCGGCTATGGGTGGAAAAGTCGTTGAAGTAGCAAGCACCGATAACAAAAGCACATCTGATGTTTCAGAAAGTACAACAGGTACAGTTGTAAAGGTTACGGTTGATTCTTTAAACATCCGTAGCGGTCCGGGAACCTCATATACGATTGCAGGTTCCATCACCGATAAGGGAAGCTATACCGTAACTGAAATATCGGACGGATGGGGAAGGTTAAAATCCGGAGCCGGATGGATTTGCCTTAGTTACACAAATTATTCTGGAAATGCCACAAGCACAGCAGCTACATCGAAATTTCCTTATACAGTAACGATTACCGCCAAAGTCCTTAATGTGAGGAAAGGTGCTGGTACTTCCTACGGCATTGCAACTACTGTAAAAAAGGACGAAAAGTATACCATTATTGAAGAGAGTAACGGTTGGGGAAAATTAAAATCCGGAGCCGGATGGATTTCCCTTGAATATGCAAAGAGATTATAATATTTATCCCCTGTCAAACGGCAGGGGATTTTTTTTATTTTGAGAAAATTTCATTTTATCTGAAAAGTCAATCATTTCAAACGTCCTTCGGACAATCCTATGGACAATCCACCGAAAAATCCACTGTAACCAGTACCAGTACCATCACCAGTACCATAACCAGAAAAAAGAAGAAAATGAAACACGCACGTACACACATAAAATCAATGTTTGTTAGAGTGTTTGCACTATCTATACAAAATGAACAAAAACGAAGCATGTTTTTTGACGTAATGAATCCCAGTCAATCCTACAGAATTATTCAATATAATCTATGGCTAACAGTAAAAACGTATTCAGAAGCATTTCAGAAGTTCTCAGAGGCTCTTGAAAAAGAGTTTCTTCTATTATATAAAGCACGTCGTTTATCTTAAAAAACTTTCAAAAAACATAAACTTAATGATTGACAATTACCGAACGGTAAGCTAAGATGATTGCAAGATATAAATTACCAAACGGTAAGCATATTGGTTAAGAGTGAAAGGAATGGTTGGCATGACAAGACAGAAAGCAGAAAAGCACTTAGAAAGAGCAATAGAGCATAGAGAGTATTTAAGAGAATACTACGTTGAGGTAAAGAGAAGTCCAAAATGGAGAAACCTGGATTTGCCCTGGAGTCTCTTTGGTAATCCTTTTCAAAAGGAACTCAATGAAATTAAAAACGACTTGAAGGAAATTAATGAAAGAATTTCAAAATATGAACGTATCCTCAAATAATAGAGGGAATGTAGAAGTAAAAGCTAATCTAAACGAAGCAGTAAGGCTGGGAGCTACCGACATGGCTCTGGTTCCTGGTCTGAAAAGTAGTAAGATAGCTGGAAAATAAAAGGAGGAAATGGCATGAGCGTTTACACAATCAGCTACGAAGGAGAAAAGAAGAGTTTCCAGTATGACAGAGATAACGCAACGGTTTTGTATGTTGCGAAAGCATCCGCTGAAGATATTGCAGTTAATCAGGAGTGGGTGACTAAATATGGCAAGCCATTATTTGAAATTCTGGGTGATGGATACATGGTATTTGACAGTATCGGACTCAGCAGAGAGAATTGGGATGACAAAGAAGCCAGAGACGAATACCTGCATGGATGGATGTTTGAGATGGAAGAAGAGCTGGCTTATATGATGGAAGATGCGGTGAAAGAATTTGGATTGGAGGTGTAAGATGAAAGGACCTTTAGTAGCAGAGATAGCAGTAAGGTGTGCAAAGTTAGCAGTTGCGGTTGATGAAAGTGGGGACGTGACATTTGGTGAATATGTCAATGAGTATGTTGAACAGCTTGAAGATGGAACGTATCTGACATACTTGAAGTCTTGGATAGGCTGGATGATTGAAAGTGGAAGCAAGGAAGCAGTTGAAATCATGAAGCGTGTTATCAGATGTGAAATGAAATCTACCGAATGGGAGGAAGCTTAATAGATGGCTAAGAAATATGTTAATCATGTAAAAGGTCAACCGATTACAAGAAACACGGACAACATTAGAGTGGAAGGGCGTATTGGTACATGGTATGTAATCGATGAAACATACCACAGAGGATGTAAGATATTCCTGCTTGAACACGAGATATATGGGGACGAGGCTGCTTGTATTGCAGTTGATAAAAATGGGAAAGTTGTATGTGAAGATATATATGATGATTTTCCTGATTGCTTGGACTGTGCAGAAAATCATATCGAAGTGCCTATTTTCAGCGAGGAAATGAACGAAGATGGAAGCTATGACATTATAGGATACCGTAAAGAATATACGGACTAATCAAACAGAAAGGCAGAGAAAATGGTTAGATATTACAGCACACAACGCCCAGTTCTTCCGGGAGGTTTCCCGAAAAAAGTAGAGGTTGAGAGGATTGAGAATTTTGATACGAAGACATTCTGTGAAGAAATCGGCCGGGAAGCGTGGGGGTACATAGAGTACAGTACGGCACTTACAACAGAGGAAGCAGGTGCATATGAGCTGACGCTAGGCGGCATGAAAACTTATTATTGCGTGACTACTTCCATTGATGACAGAGGAACGGTAAAAGCAGCAATCACAAATGTTATTCAGACCGTTTGTAAGCCGGATAATAGTTCTAAGAGTTTGAAATGCAAGGATGTTTATAATGACTGGTTTGATAGCCGGGAGGAAGCTGAAAAATTTGTGGAGGAAGCAAAGACGGCATAGAATAAAAATCCATAAAAAGTAAACTTTCCGATTGACACCAGAAGTGGGTAAGTTATGATGAAGATACAAAACAACTTACCGGAAGGTAAGTTGGAAAGGAGGAAGTTAATATGACATACATTGAGAGAATCAATCAAAAAGTCGGGGAAATGAAAGACGAAGGATACACTGGTACGGAAGCAATCATGGAACTGGCAATGGAAGCCGGGCTGGACACATTCAATCCTTACAAGGCAACTGAAGAAGAGCTTAAGGAAATCGCAGACATGCTTCAAAAAGCAGAAACAAAAGAACTGCCCAACAGCTATTCTACCCAGAATTAAGCGATATTGAAGGGACAGTTCTCAGCAGAAGGGGAGTTACAGCTCCCCTACCTGTTGAGTATAACATAGACGAATCAAGAAGTAAATGAAAAAACAAGAGGTTAAGGACGAAAGAAGAATTGAAAGTAATTAGAACTGGTACCGGTATATGAAACCAGCACAGTTATTCAGATGGAATGGAAAACCGAATGGCAGGGGGAGAAGGGAGGTAACAAATGACACAGTATCAAAGGAAAACAGTAGATTGCTGGAGGATGTATGTAAATTATGGATACGGATGGGAACACGAATTGACTGAGTACAGCAAGACGGAAATCAATGACAGGAAGAGAGAGTATGCCGAGAATTGTCCTCAGTATCCAGTGAGAGTTGTTAAAGGAAGGGAACGAAAGGAATGATTGGTATTAACTCCCCACCAGTAGACAAGGAGGAAAGAAGATGGCAATTATCGAAAATGGTACAATATCTTTCAAAGGGGCTGTTATAAAAACATGGGACCATTATTGGATTGATGGCATGGTTAGTGAATATGCGCTGGTATGGAATATTGAGAAACATGAATACGAGACGGTCAATATTGGATATTACGGCTCGGATGGTCATGACTTCATAGGAATCAAATGTGAAGTGGAAGTCAGTGAAATAATATCAAGGGATATTCTAAAACATACCAAGAAATCAGCAATATATAGCTTCTGCCAGTCGGTAATCGAAAAGAAGAGTCGTATTGAAGCAGGAATTGATGCAGTGGTGGTAAGAGGCAGAAAGGTTCAGAAAGGAAAGAAACTGAATGTTTTTTGGGTTGGTGAAAGACCGACCTTTACCGGATACGGCACTGAAGGAATAGCTGGTTGTTATGATGAACAGGGCAATAAAATCTGGATAAAAGCAGATTATCTGAAAAATGTTACACCTTTAAAAAGCCCTACTGTGAAAGAACGGAAAAAATACATAAATTGGTACATAGAACAGAATACAGAAAAGCATGTGAGGAGGATTGCTGGGTGGCACAACATGGTTTGAGAAAAGGCAATTATCGGATATTTACTGAATGTTCCAGAGGACCTGAAGCAGGGTACAGGAAACAGCTTCGGGCTGGAACGAAAATCAGGGTGGACTTGTTTGATGGGCTTCCGCTCTGGAAAGTTCCTGAATTGCTGAAATGCAAAAACTGGAAAGTTGACAGCAAATACGGTAAAGGTGTTTGCATGACATACTACATAGATATTTTAGAGAGATAGGAGGAAGAAAACAATGAAGTTGATGACAAAAGAGATTGAGAAGAAGTTTAAGGAGTTTCCATTAATGAGCCAGGATGGGAAGGGTATGGATGCCGAAGTTGTGGTGAAGTATTTCAATCCGTTCGGTACCGGAACCTGGCTGATTACCGAAGGCGAGAAGCAGGAGGATGGAGATTGGGAGCTGTTCGGATACTGCCATATCTTTGAATGGGAGTGGGGAAGCGTGATGCTGAGCGAACTGGAGAACATACGGACTCCGTTCGGCGGCATTGAAAGGGATCTGTATATCGGCGAACATAGCAAGGTCAAGGACTTGGTGAGATAGGAGGGATGAAAGTGATTACAGTGTGTTATGAGGAGTATCACAATGATTATTTCAGGAAGGAGCATGAGAAACGGTTTGCGAATCTGGCAGAACTAGAGGAGTGGATATTCGGGCAGATGAAGCAGGACTATTCGGACAAGGAGAAGGGATGGTTGAGAATGTTCTTCCCTGTGCATGAGACGCCTTCCAGGATTGGGTTTACGCCGCAGTGGGGCGGACCTAACTGCTGGATACACCAGATTGAAAGCGAGAGGGGCATCATCTTTACCGATGGAAGGCATACTGCCGGGCAGAAGCATTGGAACCAGGAAGTAAGGGACTGGCTGAAGCATTGTAAGGAACGCCAGTATTCCCCGAAGTTTGTGTTTGCGGAGTGATTCGGAATGAGACCCACCCGGCAGACAGCCGGAGGAAGGAGCAGATTATGGATATTTTGGAAAAACAGAGATTGACGGAGGTGCAGATAGAACAGTTGGCACTGGAAATCAGGGAGTTCCTGCTGAGACATGGGATGTGGCAGGACGTGGACATCTACTTCAATCATAAGAGATTTGGTTGCAAAGGTCCGGACGGTCACTATTACTACAATGACCGGGAACATCTGTTTGTAGAAGAAGGGATTGAGCCAGAAACATTTTTTGAGTATGTGAATCCGGCTCATATCTTCAGCATGAGTTTTGAAGGTCCGGTGTGCGAGATGCTTTACTACGGAATGTATCCTACCACCAGAAATAAGTTTGATGCAATATTCGAGCGATACGGCCTCTATTATGAGTTCGGCAATCACTGGAATTTCAGTTGTTATTACATTTGAGGAGGATTAGATGTGGAAGAAAGAAGAGACATTGAGAAGCTTAAAATTGAATTTGAAGTCGTGGTAACGAATGAGGATATTGATGATATTATGTGCAGTGCATTGGAAGGCGGCATAACTTACTGGTGCTGCAATGCAGAAGTAATTGGAGAATATTTGGGAGAATACGGCAGTGAGCAAATTAGCAGAGGTGGAAAACTCCGACTTTACGATAGTGAAGAAGATAAGGCCTATGAATTGACAAGAGGCAAGTTCATGAAAGGATTGAAAATGTACTTTGCAAAACAGATAGCAGGAGGTTTTTTGGATTCCACTGGTCATGGACTTTGCTTGGATCCAGGTTATGCAGATGCTTTTACGGCGGATGCAATAATTCAGTATGCACTGTTTGATGATGTGATTTATGGATAGGAGGATGTTTATGGATGTAGGTTGTTGGTATACAGAAAGCTGGTGCGATGAAGATTTGGAATTGGCATTGGAAAATGCTGAAATTCCGGTTACAGAGGAAAATATAAGCAAACTGGGGGAAGCCTGCAAAGGAATCTTTGATGATAAATCAGAGAGAAATGAAATGATTGCGCAAATGGCTCGCGAAACATTCGGAAAGGAGGTTTAAGGATGTCTATGATGAACGCTATTAGAAAAGAATTTAGGAACGAACTCATTGTACTGAGGGAAGAAAAGAGGCAATTGGAAAGCCTGGTAATAAAAAAGCGGGAAGAAATCACAGCAATAAGGATGTCACTGGTTACAGAAATGTGTGCACATTGCGTTGAAGAAAATACTATTGAATGGAATACAAGAAAGCAAGGATATGTAGCATATTGTCCTAACTGTGGGAGACGGCTGATGATATGTAGTGAATGCAGGGCATATGGTTTTCCTTGTAACTATAACCCGGACGAAGATATATGTTACCGCATGGTTGAAAAAATGTGGAAGGAATTTGAAGAGATACCGTTGGATGTTGATAAAGATGGGCGTGAGTATTTTGAAAAAGAATTTAGCTTATGTGGATATGAGTTTCCTGCAGGAATTGAAAAGAATGAGGTTTGGGGCTGGTTCGACTGCCATCATCCAAAGGGGATTGATTATCTTTTGAATGAGTTCGAATATGGAGGTGGAGAATGAGAGGATAGAGATTGAGATGATTGCGTTAGCCAAGATGAACATTGTTAATTTATCAACTATAATTTAACTCTTGAAAGGAGAAAAAAGAATGAAAAACAAAGAAATTGTAAACATCGGGATTGAGTTTATACATCCACATCCAGAAAATCCACGAAAAGAGCTTGGAGATTTAGCGGAGCTTGCAGAATCAATAAAAAAGAACGGAGTAATGCAAAACCTTACGGTTATACCGTTAGAAGGTCAACCGGGCGAATATACGGCAATCATCGGACACAGACGCCATGCAGCGGCAAAGCTAGCGGGTATTCTGGAAGTGCCATGCAGAATTGTTGAGGAAATGAGCGATAAAGAACAGATGGCAACTATGCTTGAAGAAAATATGCAGCGCAATGACCTTACAATCTACGAACAGGCACAGGGCTTTCAAATGATGCTGAACCTTGGGGAAACAGAGGAAACAATAGCCCAAAAGACAGGTTTTAGCAAGACAACTATCCGACACCGTTTGAATATCGCAAAGCTGGACCAGAAGGAGTTACAGAAAAAGGAGAAGGACGATAGTTTTCAGATGACATTGAAGGATTTGTATGAGCTGGAGAAGGTCAAAGATGTTAAGGCGAGAAATAAGATTTTGAAAGAGGCCAATAATTCCAGAGACATTGTTAACCGAGCGCAGAGCGCAGTGGCTGAAGCAAAAAGGGCAGAAACTGCCAAAGTCATTGGTAATATGCTGAAAAACCTTGGTATAGAGAAGGCACCGAAAGAAGCTGAGAATGAAATGTATTCCGGAAAGTGGAAAACCGTCAAAGAGTTCGAGCTTGAAAAGGATGCGCCCAAACGGATAAAGCTTCCTGAAGAGAAGGAGCAGATGTACTATCTGGTATACTATAGATCCCTTCGGGTAATTACGAAAGCATCGAAAGAAAAGAGGGAACTTTCTCCTTGGGAGCAGGAGCAGAAACAGAAAGATAAGGTAAGGAAGCAGATTAAGGCTATCCTCAAAGAGAGTTCTGCCAGAAGAAAGGAGTTTATCCAGAATATCATTTCTGGAAAGATTGATGCGGTAAAAGATGAGGCGAAGGAAGTGGATTTGATATGGCAAGCGCTGGTACCGCTTGGGGCCTGCATATATGAATCAACGCTAAGGCGGTTTTTCCTTGACAAAGATGAATATAACCATACGGACGAAGAAAGGGAGGAGGCACAAAAGAAAGCAGAGAGTCTCGGCACGCTTCATCAGATGCTGATTATCTTGAACGCATCCATGACAGGTACCAATGAAACATTCGATTATAAATTACAATTCAATCCGGCCAAAGGAAATGCACTGATGAAAGGATACGAAGCATTGGAACCATATGGATGGTATTTTGAGAGTGAAGATGAAAAGAAAGTGCTGGACGGTACGCAAGAGCTATATGTAAAAAAAGAGGCAGACGCATGAGGATAAATGAAAAAATATGGGGGAGGTAAAAATGAAAAATATGGAATTAAGTACAGATGATGGCGGCAAGAATATGTCAGAAATACTGAAGGATGCTCTGATGTCAAAGAATATATCTCAGCGGAAATTTGCAAAGATGATGGGCTGGACACCGCAGAATTTCGGGCAGAGGCTGAAGAAAGGTTCGTTCACGGCAGAAGAGTGGAACCGGATGATGAATACGCTGGGCTATGAGGTTAAGTTGATAGAGCTGGAAAGCGGAGTTGAGTTTGAATCCCGGAAGATAGGACATGGCAGAAGGCTGAGACAGGTGAGGAATGGCATAGTGTATGATACCTACAAGGCAGACGCTCTTTGCAGTGATTTTTACAGTGATGGTGAAAATGAGTATACTGACGGAATGGCTTTTGAACTGTATGTAGATTCATTCAGGAGGTTCTTTGTAGCGAGATATGTTGAATGGGATAATGGAACAGACAGTATCTCTCCCATAACCAAAGAAGAAGCAAAGAAATTATTTCAAAAGTATGGCGATAATTTGGCTATTGACACTTACTTTATTTAGTTTTGCTCTTAACTTACCAATCGGTAACTTGCGGATAAAATAATATAATTTCGTCAACCTCAATTGCAATTACCAGTCGGTAAGCTAGAATGATGATGTAACAAAAACAACCACTTATGACGGGCATCAAAAGTGGTTGCAAAACGAGCTTGAAGCTACGGTTTTAGTAATAGCAACATTATTATACCATGGCCGAAGCTCCGAATCAAGACACGAAGGAGTGGTAAGTATGCGAGAATTAGAAAGTTGCATCATCAAAATGAATGAAGTGGCAGCACTAATCCGGATGATTGACGATACGTTTGTTTGTGGGCATATCGGGATAGCTGACGGTGAAGACGGAGTGCATTTGGAACTTGCAATGAACCTGTTGAAAGAAGAGTTTAGCATGAAGTATGAGAAGCTCAGGTCAGTATTTTACGGAGGTGTATGCCATGAATAGGTATGTGTTTGAAGGGAAGAATTTTGAGAATTGTGTGGTGTTTACGGATGACAGGTTTGGCGAAATTCGGGTAATGGTAGAGCCGGAGGGAGAAAACATCTATGTCGGGATTGACATTGCATCCTGCATGGGCTATGCAGCTCCCGGAAAAGCAATAGCACGGTCTGGGATTAACAGCAAAATAAGAATGGTTCCATGGGTGTTCAAAAAGAAGCAGGGTATGGCTAATACCCATTGTTTCTCCGAGGAAGAAGCAAGGCGGTTCATTGACCGTGGTCAGGAATTGCCGGAAGGATTCAGGGATTGGTTTTTCCAGGAGGTGGTTCCACAAGCAAGAAACCTAAAAGTTGAAAATGTAGCACAGGAAGATGAAGCAAAACCGGATAAAGGCATGGAAGCAGATGGTGATATGATTGAGTGGGAATCGTTCAGAGCGTTCACTGGGGAACTCGCAGATACAGAGCCATCAGAGGTTAATATGAAAGAAGTGCTACGAAAATTTGATGAAATCGTGTTAGAGATGCTTATGCTGAAAAAGGATTTAGTTGAAAAGATGAATATGCTTAACAAGTGATGCCGGAGGAAACAAGTCTCCGGCTTGCTTTTATCAACTACAGAATTTATTGTTAAAAACTTTCAAATAATATAAACTTTATGATTGACAATTACCGAACGGTAAGATAAGATGATTGCAAGATAAAAAGTTACCAAACGGTAAGATAACAGAGCAGGAGGAAAAAAGATGAAAGCCAATAGCATTCAGGAAGCATGGAATAAAGTAAACGAAATTTTCCCGACCGATTATGAAAAAGATTATGCTTCAAGCGAAAGAGCAGGATATGACATTTACAGGCACCCAACACTTAATTATTATAGCCGCATTTGTGATTTAGGAAATAGGCTTGAAGTTCTTACCGGCGAATATGGCGAAACAGTAACCAACGTTTGGATTGAGAATCAGACGGAGCAGGAAGATATCAAAGAAAGCGTAGATGCAATGCACGCCGTAAAGGAGTTGGGCGTAAATATATTTCCACTGTTCGAGATGGAAACCTACACCAAGATTACACTGGTAGTTGACGGCAGCAAGTGGAATACAAACGAAACAGAGAGGAAGGTCTACAATGGTTTAAAGAGAGGCGAGAACCAGTTAGCAAGTGACCTGGTGGCAAGCTACTGTGATAATCATGGAATTAGATGGGGCACAATTGGGGGATTGCACATTAGCTATTACGAACACGGCAATAAGGGAGAAAACGGCGGTCACTTTATAATCACTGCATACATCGGGAAGCGAGTTGATTGAATGGGTAAGTATGAAGAAGTAGATATCACGAATTTGCGAATTATGTGCGAGGGATATGATGATGGCGAGGGACTGCAAATTTACAATAAGTGTTCAAGGGCAGAAGCAGAAAAGCGCATGAATATAAGAATTACCTTCCTGCAAAAAGATTTTCTGGGTTATAAACTTGAAAATTTAGAGTTTCTTACAGATAGCGAGATAAAGACTCTTCAGAAAGTTCTTGGGTATTCAGATGCTTGGATAAATCAGATTAGAGAGAATGGATATATTGATTTCACAGAGGGGAGGTGAGAAGCATGGGTTATAGAGGGAATCAGCGATTGAATGAAGACATTGAAAGATACATTGATACATGGCGTGGAACGGCAATTGGTCAGTCCGTTAAGAACATGTATGAAAATGATTTAGATTATGAAAGCATCTGTGAGGTAATGCAGATTGATTATGAAGAATATGAGGAGGGATGAAGATGCCAACACTACATTACATGTTGAATTGTTTTGGAAAGGATTGCGGAGAATGCAAGAATCCTTGTGAAGATGAAATATATCTTCCATGTTCGCCTAGTTGCGTGTTGTTAGGTGCAGATAGAAGCAGAGATATCAAGAAATGTCTGGAAGCCAGATGTGATGCCTATGAGCCGGGTGAGGAAATGATTGCAGTAACCATAGAAGTGACACAGCAGGAATACATAGACCTGTTACAGAAACTGAAAGCAATGGGAGTAACGGCAGAAGAGGCATTACAAGCATTTGCCAGCAGTTTCGGCGGTAAGCAAGAGAAAATGTTATATAAAGTACCATGTAGGTTTTGCGGTAAAGAAAAGGTTATTGAAATGACGTATGACCAGTATGATAGGCTTGGAAAGTTCAATAACGGAGAAGGGCAGATTCAGGATTTGCTTCCTGATTTGCCGAAAGAAATCCGGGAAATGTTCATTAGTGGCATGTGTCCGGAATGCTGGAAAAAATTATTTTGTAGAAAGTGAGGAAGAAAGGATGTTTAAATTGGAAATCAAGACCGGAGGAGCTGCATTCATGGAACCGTCAACAGGCGAAGAAGATGAATATTATGAGGCGGCAGAAATCAATCGTTTACTTCGGATTGTGGGAGTGGATTTGAGAAATGGTTGCACATCTGGAACGTTGCTTGATGTAAATGGAAACAAAGTTGGCTCATGGAGCAGATAGGAAGGAAAATATGAATTTTAATGAAGCACTCAATATCCCAGACGAAATCAAAAATACGAATGAGGGATTTAAACAGAAGTACAGGATGATTATTAATGCACTTGGCTATGAAGACGTGAAGCAGTGTATTCCATTTAGCATTGATGAATTGAAGAAGGCATACGAGAGTGATGTGCATTTTAATAATCTGCCACTAAGAAAATGGGATTCTGCGGCTGGATATATTGGTGGTCCTGCACGGTGTATCCGAGAGGGTAGCAGATTGACAAGACTTTATTGGGAGCGGTGCAAGGTAAACACATACTCGTGCAGTGATGGTGTATGTATACTGAAGGAGTGCGCAAGAATGTGGGTAGAAGAGTAAAAATGCCAGTAAGGCGTTAGAGCATAAATATGAGTTAATAAAAACAGCTTGAAATAATGTTTGAAGCAAAGGGAATGTAAATAAATTTAACGCAGAAAGGAGCAACCTGTATGTTTGACATAATTTTCGATAGATTGAAAAACAAAATAGTGACAGATATGGACGCAGTTGACATGATAGTTGGAGCATACATAAGAAACGAAATAGATGAGGAAGAAAAGGAAATGCTTTTAGATTTTGTATAATCAAAAGTTAGGAGTGAAGCATATGACGAAAGCAGATATAAAAATTCAATTGTTGATTTTAAAACAACAATGTGATGGAAAAAGAAGAAATGCATTAAGAGCAACGGATGATATTGGCGATTTTGAACATGGAAAAGCTGTTGCATATGAGGATATTGTTAACAGGTTAGATAATTTTATTGATAAACTAACTTAAAATTTAACGGAGGTGGGATATGGATTTTAATTTCTTAGGTGTAGCATTTGTAGATGATGGTTTGCCAAAAGAAACCACCAGAATAGTAGAAGATAAGATGGAGGAATTACATGAGAAAGTAAGGGAAGAGTTTGGTTCTTGGCTTTCCCAAAATGGATTGGAACAGGTTATGGGTATTGTAATTGAAAAAAGTAGAAATTAAAAAATTATTTGGAGGCAAAAATTTATGATGAATTATAAAATATTCAAAGAAATGGTAAAAGAAAGATTTCTGGCCTACATGCTGCCGGAATATGCGAACTGCAGTATTGGCATACAGCAGGTAACAAAAGTGAATAAGACAGTGGACTGCATCAATCTGATTCAAAAGTATAACACTGGAAATGCCGGATATTCAGCATCCCCAAACATATACATTGATACCATGTATGAGCATTACAAGGAATGTGGGGACTTACATGAAGTATTACGGACTGCCGCGGATGCGATGGTTCATGGCCTTGAGGGAATGATGCAGATTGTACAAAAATTTGACTTTGATACCGCAAAGGACAATATCATCTTTCAGTTAGTAAATACAAAACAGAATAAAGAAATGTTATGCGGAGTTCCACACCGTACATTTCAGGATTTATCAATCATTTATCGCTGGATAATAGAGCAGGATTCCAGAGGAAATGCAAGTACGATTGTGCACAATGGACTTGCTGAAAAGTTGAATGTTGATGAAGAATCTCTTTTTGCAGCGGCAGAAGTGAATACTGAAAAAATATTACCACCCGTAGTTAAAAAAGTGAATGAAATAATGCATGAATTGTATGTTGAGCAAGGTTTGCCAGAAGAAGTCATTTCTATGTTTGTAGAGGAAATGCCTGAGGACATGTGCATGTATGTGATTAGCAACGATATGAATTACTATGGTGCTGCATCTATGCTGAATGAAAATATTCTGCATAAACTGGCTGAAAAACTACAAAGCGACCTTTATATTATGCCATCTTCAATCCATGAGGTTATTGCAATTTCTACAAATGCTGGTACTCCAAATACGCTGGCTCAGATGGTCACAGAAATCAACATGAATGAAGTAAGTCTGGAAGAAAGGTTGTCAAATCAGGTTTACCATTATGATAAAGACTTGAGAACAATTTCTCAAGCAACAGACGGGACAAGCGACTTGGCATAAATGTGGCCACACTTTGGCTTGAATGGAGAACAAGGCGAATTAGCCTCAAAACGGGCTGATTTTTATTTAACCCATATAATTACCGATTGGTAAGTAAAAATCTAACCAGAGGGCAATCAGAAAGCCTTCTGGCTAGATACAGACAAAGAATAAGGAGGAATGTTTATGGTTGTTAAGTTTCAAAGAGAATTGCTCGGTGGCGGTAAAGTTTTGGTATATGACAAAAAAGAAACCATCTATCAGGAATTGCCAATGACAGGCGAAATCAAGAAACTGTTTAGCGGCAAATTGAAGATGTACCGTAAGTGCAGTTTGGACGAAAAAGGGATGTTACATATCGGAAAAGAAGTGAGAGCAAATTTCTAGGAGGATTTGAAAATGGTTGATAAAGTATCAAGAGGTGAAATCTATTACGTGTATCCGGAAGAAGTAACTGGAAGCGAGCAAAGTGGTGGCAGACCTGCTGTCATTGTAAGCAATGATATAGGGAATGTACATTCTCCGATTGTGGAAGTAGCCTACTTAACAACGCAGGAAAAGAGAAATCTGCCCACACATATCAGAGTAGCTTCATCGTCAAAACCATCAATAGTTTTATGCGAACAGATTGATACCGTGCATAAAGGAAGGGTAGGAGATTATATAGGCCAGCTATTTGATGCTGAATTGAAAGCATTGGATAAAGCACTGGCTATCAGCTTGGGAATTGGACTGACAATTAATACGAATAAGTTAGTTAAGCAATGGGGAGCAGCCTACGGAGTGGAACCTGACAGAACTATGTCTGATGCTCTTGCAAAGATTGATGTTTCGGGACTTCCTGAAGACGTAGAGGAAAAAGATACCATCGCCGAACCGACACCTGCAAAAAGCGTGGATATGACTGAAATGCTTGTGAAATACAGGTCAGAAAGGGATGTATGAAAAGCATCCAAGAAAGAATTGCGTAGGAGAATAATCATGATATATAGTGTGAGAATTATATTAGATACCATCGAAGTAGAGGCAGAAAATGAAGAAGAAGCGAATGCAATTGCTGAAGACGTTTATAACGGAGATGCAAGGACACATCTTGACTATGGGCTTGCTATTGTAGATTTTGAAACAGAATGTATAGAATAAGTGGAGGTAATAGAAATGATTGAAATGAAGTTCAGAGTATTTGACAGAATCCATAAATGTATGCACATTGTAGGAACAGACCAACACGATACATTCCATATTTGGGATGATAATCAGGTAACTTATTATAATTACCAGACTGGTGAGCCAAGTCTGCTTCAGGAAGAAGAATTGCCGGAAGACGGCAGCGGATATATACTGATGCGATATTCTGGAAAACATGATATATCAGGTCAAGAGGTATACGAAGGGGATATTATCGAAAGCCATTTGGGAGGCCAAGTCCTTGCTGGAAATATGGTAATCAAGTATGGAGTATATCAGGCATACTGTCCTGCAGATAAGTGCAATATGGACAGCGTGGGATTCTATGCAGAAACGCAAGGATATCCGGATATGCCTATTGGTCCCTTAGAAGATTATGCAAAAGTAATCGGTAATATTTATGAAAATCCAAAATTGATTGGCAGCTAACTTAAGATTTAGGAAAGGATATTATTATGTGTAATTGTATACATTGCAGGATTGCGGAATTAGAAGCAATTCTCCTAAATTGCTCGGAAGAACATTCAGAAGACGAAATAAAGGAATTTGAAAGTGAGTTATCAGAATTATATAAAACCGAAAAGTTAAACAATTAGGATTTAAATGAATAAGCGGAAAGGAGTAATGTGGTTTGCTGGCCAGCGGAAAGACGTCTTTACTCTAAGTACATGAAATGATAGTAGATATTATTAATTCAGTAAAAAAGTATGAAGTAATTTATACAGACCCACCATGGGAACAGAAAAAGGGTGGTAAGAAAAATGCTAGACCGAAATCAAGCGGAATGGAATTGGATTATCAGACAATGACTTTAAACGAGATAAAAGATTTTCATGCCAGTGTGTTAACCAATAATGTCCAAGATAAACATAACCTGTTCATGTGGACGATAGACAAATATCTGCCTGAAACAGAGACAATGATGAAAGACTTAGGATATGAATTGCATGCTAGAATTATTTGGGATAAGGTTACGGGTATTCCGGCAGCATTCACCTTACGGTATGCTCATGAATATTTACTATGGTTTTATAAGAAAGGTAAATTATTAAAACCATGTGATGAAATGCGTGGTAAGTACACAGATGTAATACGTGAAAAGGTTGTTAAGCATAGCAAAAAGCCGGAATGTGCTTATAAAATGCTGGAAGATATGTTTCCAGAAGCTAAAAAGATAGAATTGTTTGCCAGAGGTAAGCGGATAGGCTGGGATTGCTGGGGAAATGAAGTTTAATAAATTAAAATTTAAGGCAGAGCAGTTTTTCAGTAATAAACAGTAATAAACAATACAGAGGGAGATTGACAATTGGAAAATAAGAAAGTATACTTAGATGTACCAGAATTTACAGGTGAAAACGTTCCGGTAACTGTAGCTGCGTCTGTAATGAAAAAAGACCAGCAATTCATAAGGCAAGGCATTATACAGGGTATTCTCCCTTTTGGTGTAGCATTCAAAAAAGAAGGTAGCACCCAGTTTGATTATTATATATCACCTATGGAATTTTGGAAATACACAGGCTACATTTATCATGGTGAAGAATGATATTTTAAGCCATGATTTGGTGTCATAAGCCGTCAATAGGAAACCACTAGGTAACAAATTGACAAGAATACCTTTAAAAATGGGAAGTTGCAGTCTCCTTAGAGGAAGCGGCAACTGAAGGAAAGTTCTAGGATATTATGTATTGACGGTTTTTTAATAATTAGCAGTGTTGTAACCAGCTTATTGTTAAAAGGAGATAAAAAATGTCTGACAATGAATTGTTGCTTGCTATATCAAGCATGATAGATCAAAAATTAAAACCGATATCAAACATGATAGATCAAAAGTTAGAACCTATAAACGACCGATTAAAGAGAATTGAACTGACACAAGAAAATGATATTCTTCCGCGTCTGCAAAATATTGAGTCATGTTACACGTCAACATGCAAGCGATATCAATCCAGTGTTAAACTGATTGAATCGATGCAGGCTGATATAGAAGTTTTAAAACATGTAGTCACTGAACATAGTGAGAAACTCCAAAAGCTGGCGTAAATAGGCGGGATTGAATACATTTTCGATTAATTAAACATTAAAAAATAAACAGGAGTGGTCAAATGCATGACAATGCAGGCCACTCCTGTATTATGTCTTAATGATATATAGATTATAAAAAATAAATTGAAAAAAATGTGATTATTTAATGTGATAGATTGTAATATAGATAACCAGGCAGAAGGAACTGCAAGGTAGTCGCGACAAAAAA